CTATTGAATAATTGCCTTTTTCTCTTCTCCCTCAACCTCAATTTTTTCTTCTTCTGTTGTATCTTCCATTTTTTCTAATATCCAATTTAGTACAGACCAATATCTCGTCTGATTACACCCACCAATCGCCCCACGAACAAACATAATATTATTTTTCCAATCAATATCATGCTCCTGAACATAGCGATACAAACTTAGTAAACGATTCTTTGAAACTATTGAACTAGTTTTTACATCTTCACTCGTTACAACGATATTATTTTGCTCTGAAATGTATGAAATGAAATTTGTCGTTCCTGTTTTTGATTCAAATTGAATATTATTCTTCAAACCATTCTCAACCAGGTAATCATAAAGTTGCTCAAAACGAACTTCACTAGAAAAGTCCTGACTAGTACTTTGAATTCCTTCATACATCGCTTCAAGAGCGGCTTTTTTCAAAATACCATCTGTTGACACAAAGTTCCCTTTTCCATCAGATTTCAATCCTTCTATAAAATCTTCATAGCCATAGGACTGATGGAATGTCACGAGATGAATGTTCCCTTCTTTAGTTAAACGTGAAAATTCTTGTTGCAATGCCTCTCGTCCATTTGATTTTAGTTCCTCATATGTTCTTTTATCAATTAATTCAAGAGCACGTTCAACAATTTGATATGTTTTCCCCGTTCCAGGTAGACCAAAAAATACATAGTTTCTTGGATCTGTATCTAATACTTCACTAGATTCTTGGGGCGTATTGCTAATTTCCTTTCCCTGCATAAATACTAAGTTAATTACATTCTTATTTTTCACTTCATTTAATGTACTACGATATCCTCCGTAACCTATGAACTCTCTCTCTTCAGTATTAATCCACTCAACAGGAAGTAGATGTCCGTACTCTTCAGAGAATTCATAACCATCAATAGTATCTTTAGTAATTTTTCCAACAGCACTAACTCGTAACACTGATCTTGTCTTCCCATCAACCTTACGAGTAAAAGATGTTTTTAAAGCAACAAGCTCTCCTTCTTTCATTTTTAAAAATTGCTTTAATGCATTTTGTCCTGCTGGTGTTTCTTCTTTCTCATCTATGATATCTTCAATATTTTCTTCTTCTAGAAAAGATGATAAATCCTCATGTAAAAAGCCTATCGCTATGCAATTGTTTTTCAATAAAAAATCTTGAATGGAACGATCTTTTCCATATGTATGGCCAGCTAACCAATAGTTTAAACTCTTATCAAGCGATTTATCTCGTTCGGAAAATGTATCCCAAATAAATCTTGAAATTTTTTCATTAGACCAACCTAAAAAACATCGTCTTTCTTAATAGCATGCAACACTGCATGATTCAACTCAATTGCATTCTGAGGAGTAAGCAATTCATCTTTTATATGTAATTCCTTCCCAAGCTCAATCAATATTGGTGGTGAATAAATATTAAAAAACTTCTCTGGAACATAAATATTTAAAATTTTTAGCAGTACCATATTATAAATTGGTAAATTTAATGTAACAATTTCAGAAATGCGGCCTTCCTTTGCAAGTTGAATCGCTTCACAAATACCCTCTTTTAGAGCTCTAAATTCTTCTTGTAACTGTTCATCTTTTAATACCACTTTTTGTTTACCGTAACTTTTACAGTACTCACCAATTTTAGCAAGATAAATACCGAATTTAGCAGAATTGGCTCCACCAATGCCGCCTAATATATTTTTTCGCTCGAGCCAGTAATTGAAACAATTTTTTGTTTTAGTATTGGCATATTCTTCTACGGTTAGATTTCTTAAGGATTCTAACGGGAAACGTTTTACGAATTCTTGGCGTCCTGATTCTTTTTCAGAAAGCAATGAAATATCGGGTTCAAATTCAGTAGCTTTTTGGGTCACGATTTGAAGCTTCATTTTGGAAATTACCCCCATTTAATTTTATAGATTAATTATAGAATATGAGGAGAAAAGAAGGAAGTAATTGGGTGTAGATTAATAGATTTTGTGGATTAGGTTTGAAGACTGAACAGTAGTTACTCCCCGTAATTTAACTAGGAGAGCGCCACATTGACAGGGTGTAGATCGATGGTTCGGGGCCAGTCGGGATCAGACAGGTTTAAGAGACCTTATTCTACAAGGATTTGTAAGTGTTAAGGTTTTATCCTTTGCACATCAAATGTTACCCTAGTGTTGCGGTCGTTTACTTTTTAGGTTGCAAGTCATTCACGTCTTCTTATACGGTAAACCAAATTACCGATATAGGGAGGCGTTTTATTTTGTCTAGAACAGGTAAAAGAGGTAAAGCAAAGTTAGGGCGTACAAGCATTGAAGTTACAAAGATTGAAACTTATACATTTCAAGAGTTATTTAACATCAATATGTTCGCAAAAGATGCAGAAGGGCTTGCAACATGAACACTTGAGAATAAGAACGGTTACTTTCTAGTATTTCAGCGATACTTAGAAGAGCATCATGAAGACGTAACCACTAACTCACTCGATACAAATACTATTAAAAAATTTTTACATCACTTGAAGAATGACCATGTTAAACATAAAAATAATTATTGCGTTAAGGAAAAATATAAACCCGTTGGTGTTTCAGTTTCTTATATAAATACTATCATGAAACATATGAAAGCATTCTACAACTTCCTCGTTAAAGAAGAATATGTACAAACAAATCCATTTACAAAAATCAAATAATTAAAAGGAACGCAAGATAATATAGAAGCATTGTCCATTGACTAGTTGAAAACCTTACTTAAACAACCAGACCAACGAACATATGCAAGTTTTAGAGATTATGTATTAATGATGTTGCTTACTGATACAGGTATGCGAATTAGTGAAGCATTAAATCTTCAACAAGAGGACATTGATTTCAAAACGAATGTAATTGAGTTAAAAGGTACTAACACAAAAAAACGCAAAACCTGTTATGTACCATTTACTCAAAAGACAAGTAAACTATTAAGAGAACTATTTGTTGAAATAGAGGAATTTGAAACAACCTATATATTTGTAACTGTTTATGGCAACACTGTTGACCCTGCACGATTTAGACAGCGATTAAAAGTATATGGGTGAGGGTGCAAGAATCAAAGGTGTCAGAGTGTCACCTCATACCTTAGACATACATTTGCAAAATATTACTTACTCAACAATGGTGATATTATGACGTTACAAAAAATTCTAGGTCATTCATCAATTGAGATGGTGAAAAAGTGTGTCAATATGACAAGTAAGGATATTATTATTCAGCATAATAAACACAGTATAATTAATAATTTGTAAAAGAAAAAGTGTCCTGTAATTGGACACTTTCTTACTGTGATTAAGACAACAGTTTTTGTATATCTTTTTCATAATCCCTAATAGGTTTATAAACAAATTTATAATATAATCTTTCAATTTCTTGAGAATCCCTTAACTTTGATGAATGTATATTAAATACCTTTATTAATAATTCTTTTTGTTCTTTGTGTGTTAACTCATCGGGGCGATGTATATACTTAGTATTTTTGATATTATATTTTATCTCATAATATGTTGTAAAATAACTTTTTATATCTTGAGGATTAATATGGTTAAATTGAAATTCCTTTAATAATTTTTTTACAAGCCAATCTAAATGGTATAGAAAACCAGTATCATCCATTTGAGAATAATAAAATAACCATCCGTACTTAAATTCTCTTGTGGAATTACCTTCGACTTTCTCACTAATTGAACCTGTTATTTTATTATTTAATTTAAATATGAATTGCTCTGGTTTTATCTTGTCCTTATTAAATTTGTAATTAGTGAAAATCTTAACTATAGAATCTTCATGCCGTCTTTTATTATCTTCTCTGACAGTTAAACCTACTCTGTTCTCTTTTATTTGTTCAATTCTGTAACCTAAAAAATCAAATCCATCCTTAATTAATCCATGTTTATATTTTTTTTCATTTAAATTTAAATTATAAATCCCTTCTATCTCATACTTAATTTCTCTATACACTTTAGAAAAATCGTTTTTTTTGCATAGAATTAAAATATCATCAACATAACGTATATATTTTATATGGGCTTCTTCACGCAATTTTTCATCTAAACCACTAATATATATGTTAGCCAATATATTCGAAATGGGCAATCCCTGTGGAACACCTTGTGTGATTATGTCATCTCTTTTATTATCATCTGATACGGTTAACGTTGTAATAGATTTCTTAATTAAATTTATTACAACATCATCCTCTATTTTTTTGGCAAGTTCATTAAAAAGAATTCCATGCTTAATACCCCCAAAAAAATTAGAGATATCTAATTTTATAAAATAATCATAATCTTTTAATGAATTTTTCATTTCTTGTATGTGTGCTTGCGGCAACTTTTGCTCTATATTTTTAAAAATATCTTTTAATACAATGTGCAAAGATTTTAATACTAACTTATCCCGAATAGTTGGTATTGAAATTAATCGTGGTGCAGAATCCCTACTTTTAATAATTAGATGTTCTCTATAAGGAGTAAATTTATATGTGCCATTTAAAACTCCCTTATTAATTATTCGTATTTGTTCATCATTTTGATTTAAAAAGGATTGATATGTCATTTTATCAATCCCAATAGCAGTATTAAACTTTATATATTTTTTTAAGGTATCATGTAAAGAGTTTATTGAAAAAAAATCCTCTAAACGAACACTTTCTGTCATCTTAAACACCTAGTTTCGGTAAAATATAGAGTAAAATGGGGAAAATTACAAATAAAAAGCGATAAAAATTCTTTGTTATTAAATATTTATAATATTTAATGATAAAATCCTGATTGGGACTTTGATCAATCTTGACTTTTATATAATCTATTTCGTCATGATTATCTGTTTTTGATAATATATTATGATATTCTTGCTGATATTTCTCAAACACATCAATCATTTGAGTAGAATTTAAATTATTCTTCCTTAGCAAAAGACTTAGTTTAGATTCTAACTCACCTAAACTCAGATACGATTCTTTATACTTTAAAGCCCTTTCTTTATAACTCATATTTGAAAGAAACAAAGAAACTCCAAATAAGCCAACTGAAGCAATAACTGTTAATAAAGAAATCGTTTTATCCTTATCTTCAATAATTAATATCGCAATAGAAAGTGCTAAAACAACAAAAGTATAATAGTTAACTAAGAATTGAGAGAAAACATGGTTATCATTCATTCTTGCTTCTGCTATCATTCTTGATTTCTTTGTTACATAGATTTTATTATCTCTGAGTTTAATGATGTCTTCCTCAACATCTGTTAGGATTATTTTACTTTTTTTACTAGGTACCCTCTTATACGTTACTCTCTTATATTTTATCATTTTAACTCCTATGACTATTTAGTATTAATTAGGTAAGGAAAGAGTTTACAAATGGTTACGATTAATATTCCTAATGGAATCATTTTATGTAATTGATTAGTAATACCTTGTATATAAGTACAAAGTCGAATAGAAAACTTTTCCTTACCTTATATTAAATTGTCATATTTTCTCTGTATTGTCAATCCAAATTACCAAGGGTTTTCTATAAATTTGTCTTGCACAATAGCATTTTCAAAATACTTTATAGAGCCCAGCATTGTGGTCTAACCATCAACAAACCTAACTACAATCTGACCAGAATAATTACCTTTACTTCTGTTAATCCATTTATAAGACGTTGTATCTTTATTAAAATTTATCAAATGAGAATAAGTACCATTCTGATACAAGTAAAGAGTATAACCAACAAAACCAGAATAATTTTCAGCATTAATATCTTTACCCCATGTATAAGTAACCACACCATCCGAATCTTTAGTTGTTTCACCAAACGCTTTAATATCCATTGGAGTTACAACTGTTTCATAGATTGCTCTTTTGTGTATCTTAGATGCTGAATTATATTCCATATCACCATTCAAATTACTTTCCTCCAAATAAATAAGTAACTCTTCATTAGGTAATTCGATACCTGCGATTTCCATTTTCAATCTTTGAATATTACTCATAAAAAGATTCTCCTTTACTAAAGATTTGTTATATATTAAACATTCGTAAGTGTTATAAACCAATTTGTTTATACGCTCTTGAATGTGTTGTTCTACTTCAAAAGATTGTTTATTATATAACCAATCGCAATCATAAGTGAAAATAAAATTGTGATGTTCCCATGTTGTATTATTAACTAAGATAAAACCATTGAGAGTATGATTTTTAGAATCCATATCTTCGTAGTGAAGAACCGTTACATCATAAAGGTTGATATCTTTTAATAAGTAATCTGCAACATAAGGGTATAAAACTTTATATTGTTATGTTGTAATAAATGGATGTTTATTCTTGATTAGTTTTAGCATTGGGAATTGTGAGAGGATACATTTTTTCAAAAATGAGAATGATTGCTTTGGTAGATTTATAACAGATTCAATATATGATGTTGTGGACTCAAAATCACTCAACGATTTTACCTCCTTTCTTTGTGGACATGTCTAATTTTTTTGAGAGTGTGTTGAGGGGGTGGCTAGACGCAACTTTTTAATTTATGGAGTAAAACATACATTTTAACAATTCCACTTACAAAGTACCTTATAACGTATCTTATAGGAATACTTATCACAAATTAATTAACGAACAATGATAACGATATAAATATTAATGTTCGCATCTTTCACTTATGTAAATGAAGGTACTTTTTTATAATATAATCTCCGAAAAACCAAATATAAACTTTGATATAACAATATTTACACATCACATTTATATTAAATAACTTCCTATAAGTGTAAGTATGTTAACTAAAATCGCATATACAACAACCTCATCACTAAAATTCCATTGTTCGGTTATTATAATTACATCTAATTCACGCCATATTCCCCTTTAAACACAAGGATTCTCCCTATCTGTTCAATACTCACACTATGATAACAGATCATTGTCTCTCACCTTTTGCCTTCGATGCCTTTCAGTGATGATCTACGTTGCTTGATGTTGATGTCTCTTTTTGCCCTCCTCTTTGTTCACATCATCTGCTTCATTGTTACATGTTATATATTTAATAGGTGTGTACTAAAAGGTATATCCCCTCACCTCTCTACCCCCTTCTGTTGACACGTTCTCTATTACACTAACGCTATAACATATCCTCTATACTTTATGTTACTTTGTTACTTCTTCGCTCTTATCCGTCACATGCTCTTTGTCTGCACCTTCATTAGATACATTAGGTTGCTCCACAACCTTACGTGCTGTTGCTTGCTGTTTAATCCGTTCTAACTCAACATATGTATCTGTAATATATGGAGTAATGTCAATAATACTCTTATCACTAATTACACTCCTACCATGTAACTTTATAAGGTTATCAATAACATCACTCTCATTCACTGGACTAGCATAATGGAACACAATGTCTAATGAATCAATATCATCTTCTTCATATGATTTACCCATTCGCTCTAACAAGGTTGCAATCTTCTCAAAGCGTTCTCGTAAACCTTCACGCATAAACTTCTAATTAATACCTGCCTTCATGTCTGCCAACTGATAAAGAATCTTCATTGATGTTTCTGGCAACCATTTCTAATTCATCATTGTAAATTGCCCTTTTTTATTTACGTAAACATATTCATATACGTTACCGTATTTGACAATATGAATAAGAATGTCAAAATCAACCTTGTCATATTTCCCCTTCTTATAAACCTTCTTAAAATCGACTATAATTTTCTCATCTCCTATCACTGTTACAGGATTTTTCAGTAGATACGTTGCCTCCAAATTGACAATTAATTTACCATATTGAAGTAAAATTTTACGTGGTTCGTATGGTTTTCCGTTATAGTTCTTCCCCCCCACGATTTAAAATAGCGTGTTTCCCATCTAGATATTCTCTTTTACGAATAATGTCTAAAACACGTTTTTGATTTTCATAATTATTCACTTCATTCTTAAACCAGAATGGATTACCATTGTGAACAGCTTTAATATAATCTTGAATATACATTTCTTTCTTCCTTTCCAAAATAAAAAGCACCCTATTAAAGGGTACTTGCGAATAATATTAAATTGATAACTGTAGCAATTGTTACAATTATAGTCATTATCCCTGTACAGATTGTCCACTTTTTCATTGTTTTGTTCGCATAATTAGTTGAAACAATACTATACAAATTAAAAAAATCCACAATTCCTAATACATCTTTTCCATACTTCTCAACAATCTTATCTAAATCATCAGGAGTTACATTTTGCAAACCTTTTGTAACAACAAAATTATGAATTTTATTATAATCGTACCCATCATAAGATAATAATTCTTCTAAAGTCATAACGATTTCTCTCCTTCCGAACCTTAAATTCGGCAAAAGAAGACAAATTCCTTCTTATAAGGCAAAAACATCCTTAATATAAGGATGTTTAGTTTTACTCTTTAATTTTCCTATTAATCCAAATCTGTATCTCCATATATTCCAACGTTAATTTCTCATCTACAGCCATCTCATCTGGTTCTATCCCTGTTTCTTTATGATACCGCTTAACATTGTAAACTAAATTTTCAAACGTCTTTTGTTTATCTTTTCTAACTAGATTATTTATATATTCAATTGGCGAATCACCCAAAATACGAGTACCATCTTGCATCGGTAATACCATTATATGATACCCTGTAGAATTATCATGTTGATAGTTATAAACCTTGTTATTTATGACAACATGTGATTTCTCAATTCCTCTTATTCTCTCTCTGAAATTTTCAAGTGTTTTATAATCTTCTTTTCCTAGTTTGTCTATTATGCTACATTCATTTTCTCCAACACGTTCTGTAATATCTATATCACTATCAAAGGATACCGATACATTAATATCATTGTATCTGAATATAAGTTTATCTTTTACTCTTTTACCATCAATAAAAAACATGTCTTGTCTGGCTGAAATTATTCTACCTTTGTAATTAAATTCTAAATCTACTCTATGAACACTCATTTCCCCCTGCTCCCTTCTTTTACAATATTTATATATTATACAAAACAAAATAACATTATATTGCTTAAACATACCATTTATTCACTTTTTTCCCTTGAACCGCTAACGCAATAGCAATTACACAGTCATCATGGTTACCTTCACCTTTTTTATTTCCTGTTTTTCAATATGATTTAAAAGGCGTTCTTCACGATTAAATGAATCTTTCTTAGTAACAGAAAGTAACCCAACAAACAACATAGCAAAAACAGTTGTAGCAGTTATTAAAACTAATTCTAACATCCTTGCTCATCACCCTATTTCTTTTTTTGTGATTTCTACCTAAGAAAATAAATCATTCAATTCCATTACTTTATCTTCTATTTCCTTGTGCCTTTGCTCAATACGTTCAAGACGCATATTAACTTTATTCAAGATACGTTCACTCTCTGCTAAAACGGTATCTAACCCATCTCATCTTCTTTCACAGAATCAATATCTTTAATAACATCAACCTTGTTGATAATAATTTCTTTCATTTGATTTAACCTCCATTAGAAATTGAAAATAAAAAAGAAGGGTGTGAATATCCACCTTTCTACAAAAAGGAATAAACTAATGGCTATCGTAAGAAAAAATATAATTAGTTTTTCCGAGGAGTTATACTTCACACTCAATAATCTGAATTGAATAGAAAAAAAACACCTCTCATTAATAATGCCTTCAACTAAGGTATTTTGTTAACCTTTTGATACTTCAAATAAAATACCACTCATTAATATAGTGTTTATGAAGGCACTTTTGCAACCATTGTATAAATAACCCTTCATGTATTAGTGGTTTTCAAAACACTTTTGTTAACCTTTCATATCTAAGTAAAAGCACCCTTCATACAAAACACCTTCAAATAAGGTGTTTTGTTGCTGTTTTACTTATTTGAAAAATATCCCTCATATATTAGTGCTTTACAAAGTACTTTTGTATGTGTTTTGTATTTATAAACAATGTCTTCATTAATAAAGCCCCTAAGTCAGGCATTTTGTTCGTATTTTTTGCTTTAAGAAATAACCCCCTCATATATTAAGTGCTTAACTAGACCAAAAATTGAACATTTTATGTTTATATAAAATACCCCTCATATATTAGTGCTTTACAAAACACTTTTGTCGCTGTTTTGTTTTTTAGTGCATTTTTTAACGTTCATATCGCTTCATACAGACGCCCTAGAATTGAATAATTACAAAAATTATTGAACAAAGTGTTAGAGGTATTTAGCCGAAGAGTATTGAGGTTGAAAATAAAATTACAAACCATGAAAAACACTTTGAAATACAGTTATATCAACGGTTTAACCGTTATAAGAAACGTGAATAAATAAACCTCCACCTTGACAGGGTGGAGGTCGTTGGTTCGAACCCATTCGGAATCATACGAGAAACTCCTTGAATGTCAAGGGGCTTTTATTTTATACTTCTCAATTCTAAGGCCATCAAAAACTCTCTGGTCACCCTACTATGAAGTTGTTCATTCACTACCGCGCTTCGCTTGCTGCCCTCTACACCCTAACTCATAAAGTGCATATCAATAGTCCTTAACATTGTAGAAAGTTCTTACAATCAATAACAATGATATTGATTTTTATAGCAAAAAACTAAGTTCCCTCAATTATTAGGTCACTTAGTTTAAGCATATATGAGTAGAAATATTAAATATAGTCCTCTATATCATATCAAGCTCTCTTAATAAGAGCATTCCTGAAATATCGTCTTTCAGAATTTCCCTTGAGGAACTTATTTTTCTATTCGGGTTAAATAAATGAAGCTCTATACGATTAAATCTATTATTATTTTTATTTATTACAAAATTCTTTAAGCTAGGATTGATATCTATAGGAAAAGCTATAATTTGACGATATTCTTCATTAATATAAGCTTCTACATTTATTATTAATTTATTCTGTTTTTTTAATACAAAAGGTGCAATACGTAATGAATTTGTACCTTTATAAAGAAGTAATAGTTCTTCTTTTATTTCCGAATATAAAGATAAAACATTTATACCTGAAGGATATTCTTTCAAATATACATTTTTACTTATCTCTATTTCCCCATAATTTTTTTGCATATGATCTTTTAAAATCTCTTCAATCAATAAAAATACTGGTGTAAATACTGTTAAATCTACTTCTTTAAATTCTTCATTTTCAATACATTTAGTAAAATTACTTTTACTTAAGGCAATATTTATACCGTTTTGAGCTATTTTTGAAAAATCTATTTCTTGCTCTTCGTACTTCATAATTCTTTCATCCAAAATACGTATATCACTATGTTCTTTTTTTATCTTTGTAGCATATAAATTAGGAAGTAGAAGATGTTTTTTCGTAATTTTATCGAATTCTTTTACCATATATAGTCTTCGGCCATTATTATCTTTTCTAAATAAATCCTTGTCCAAATAATAGTGTTCAATACTAATATTAGGTGTGTTTTTACGATGTTCTGGTACTGGCAATAACATAGAATAAACGTTATTTCCATGATAGAGCACTTCCTTATTTCCAAATTCATTATTAATCTCATCAACATCTCTATCAAAAATAAATATTTTACAATACTCATTTTCCAATAGTGCATGATAGTCACGAATTTTTTTTAAAGTAAAATTGCCCATGTCTGTTTTTTGATCGTATTCCAAAAATGATATATTTAACTCACTAAACATATCGTTTTCATTTAACTTCTTCAGGGCGTGTTTTAAATGTTTCCAATCCGTTTGACCTTCGGTAATAATTATATTACTCCTTGGGTTAGTTAACTCTTCTAATCTTACATTTAAAATAGGAAGATATTTTTTTATAAATACCTCTATAATTCCATCTGAAGAATTCATAATAAAAAGGATTTCATCTTCATTAAAGGAACATTCTGTTTGTAAAATATTTTTTTTGTTTAAAAACAATCTATCCTCATCTTCATTGCCATAAAAGAATAAGTTATTATCAAAAATCTCAAAATTTTTTAATTTAAATTTAAAATAAGCACAATTATCATTGTCATTTGAAGCAAATGACACCATCTTTACATAAATCCAATTATCTTCAAATCCTTTTAATATTTTTAGACCTAAATTTAAGTCAATAATTTTCAATCGAATATCGTGTTGCACCTTCATTCCCCCAAGTAAGTTAAAATTACCGCCCATTTATTCAATTACTGAATATCGAAATATTCTTTTCTTATTATACAAAGAAATGAAAAATGGCATAAAAACCTAATGTTATATCCATCTTCGTTAAACAACTTTATTTGTTCTTAAATGAATTTATTGTCACTTCACAATATACTCTCTTTTGTTGTTTTGATAAACTGCATTAAAATTGCAGTACCTGTGAAATTCAGTACAATACTTGTACCAAGTGAAACTGCCCATGATACAGTTGGTAACGATACTGTTAATGATAGCAGTAAGAATGTAATACCTACTGAAACAAAAGTAAGACCAAAGACATCTTGTTCAATCTAAACACCTCCATTGTAATTATATTTTAACAGTATTTACCTTATAGTTACAAATTGTATTTTATTATATAAAAATATAAATATATAAGGCGCAAGCCAATGCCCATAGACAATATATTTGTTTACCTTTCGAAGTTCATTTAGATCAACCTTATATTTCTTTATAAGTTAAATTATTTCTTGGAAAGTTATGTTGTAAATCTTCGTAATATCTTGGTTTGTCATCTTATCAGATAAATATTTTGTCAACTGTTCTTTTGTTGGAAGCAATTTAATCCCTCCTGATATTACTTATATAGAGAAGACGACGAACGTAAAATGAAAATTAACATTTTTTAATCCTCATAATAATCAGTACAATCAATAAAGGAAATTCTTATCAAACAAATTAAGAAGCGATTAATTTGGGAGATGGAATGATAAAATGCAGAAGGACTTATGATGAAATTGAGATTACTGCTAAGGATGTAGTAGAAGCTATCCAAATTTTAAGTAATGAAGAAAAATGGATGTTATTGGATATTTTATATGATGAATACTACAATCTAATAGATAAAAAAGGAATTCATGTAGACTATTGAGGTGAAAAGTAACTTTCATAATCTCAAATTATATCAAAAGCCCTCTAACGCTCACTGTTGATTTTTATGAAGATCAAATACAAATCATCAACTTAACTTCTAAAAGTCTATACGATTCAATCTGAAAACTTTCTTGATAACCTAAATAAAAAGGGAAATCATATCTGTAAAAATACACTGATACGATTTCCCTTTTTTCTATTAAAAATGAAATTGATATTTTATTGTGAATTTATTTTAAATCTTAAAAACAATCATCTAAACAGCAAATTAATTAGAGTTTTATGGATCTTCATATAACTAATTAATTAGTGATGCATTTAAATATTTATATTTTTTTACTAACTAGTTTTTGATATAGTTTGATTAGATGCTTTACTCTTTCCACGTCCGAATTAAATGCTGCTTTTCTATACAAAATTTCAATTGCTTTATCCAACCTCTCATGTAACAACTGTAGATCGGTTGGCATAATTCTACCATATAAATCCCGAAGACTATTTCCTTCCTTGAAGTATTTTTCTCTTGTATCTAATATTTGTTTAGATATATTTTTAATCTTTTCTTGATCTTTATCATTAACATTTGGTATTGGGAAAGTATTGTAACAAAGGGTATTAGAATACCTAAAATCTGATTTTAGCTTCCCTGCAACCAGATTAATCCATACAGTGTGCATTTTAGATTCTAGGAAGCCAAACAATAATAAAGAAGCATCAGCTACTTGATAAGCAGCATCACTAACAATTACACTTGAATCAAAATAGCCCATTGGAACGTAATCTCTTGCGCCTGAACTCGTTCTAGGAACAATCAGTACATCTTGTTTCCAATACCTATCACGCTTAAATACCAAAGGTGTTTTGCTTAATTTTCTATCCTCTTCAGCAACAGTCAGCCTGAACTCCTTCACGTTTTCTACACGTTTTTGTATATCAGGCATTTTCGTTAGTAATTTAAACGGAATATCTTTAGTGTAAATAATAAACCTTTTATGCTTGTTAGGTTCAAGCAGTTCCTGGCTGCCAAAGTAAGGGTGAATATAGCTTACCATCTCAGGGTATTTTTTAATGATTTCATCTTTTCGATCTTCCGAGACTATGTATTGTTGATTATCTAAAGGAAGACTTCCCAAAGTCATTGGTGGATAACCCGAAACTTGAGTTCTAGTATTAGGATCTATTAATAAAAATTGCTCATCAATTAGATATTCATTAATAGAATTTACACCATTAATAATAGGAGCATCTTTCATGTTTGGATAGGTAAATAAATGTTTTTCTTTTGAATTATGCATTGAGAAACCGATTATAACTACCATAACATTTGCTTCATTATCCCAAACAAAAGTCTGATGGGCAAAATTTATATTGATGTTTAAAGTTCGCAGCTCTCTCCACAACAATGTCGCTTGAATTCCTTGTGCAATGGAATTTGTTGAAACTAAAGCGGATTTTATATTTGGATTTTCATTCATTAATCTAGCTGACTTAATAAACCAGCCAGCAACAAAGTCCAAATTTTTAATGCCCTTCATTTTAGGGGCGATTTTACTTAATGTTTCTTTATTTTCTTTAGTCATTTTTTTTGCGCCTAAAAACGGAGGGTTTCCTAAAATGTAATCCAATTCATCCGTTGGAATAATTTCTTGCCAATCTACTTCTAGTGCATCAGCATTTACTACGTTCGCCCCCGCATGCAATGGTAATCGTAAGAATAATCGTCCGAATAATTCACTGGCTTCAACATTCATCAAATGATCCATAAGCCATAAGCCAACTTTAGCAATAGAAACAGCGTAAGGTACAATCTCTATTCCGTAGAACTGTGCTACCTCAACTTTAATTAATTCATTAATATCAAGTACCATTTGTCCCTGAACAATCTCATCAATAACCTCATGTTCTAGTCTTCTTAGTTCACGATATGCAACGATAAGAAAGTTTCCTGAACCACACGCCGGATCGAGGAATTTCAAATTTGATAGTTTATCATGAAACTCTTTTAATCTACTTTCACGACCGTGTTTCAATGTGCAAAGGTGCTCAAATTCCTTTTTTAGATCTTCTAGGAATAAACTATTGATAACCTTCATGATGTTGATTTCAGATGTATAGTGCGCTCCTAAATTATGTCTACGAGTATCATCCATAGCTGCTTCAAACATAGAACCAAAGATTACTGGTGAGATTCGGCTCCAATCAAGTATTGAAGTTTCAATCAAGTGCGTTCGTATTTCTGTGGTTAATGGTAATCCAGTAAGTTGAGGATGTTCAAATAAGCCACCATTGATATAAGGAAATTTTTTTAATACATCAGCTTGAAAACGCTCATTTTCAGGGGTGTTTAATACTTGGAATAGAACAGCTAAACGATCTACAAGATCGCTCCCATCTTCTCTAGTTTCGTTCATCAAATAATTTGTAAACTGATTTTGCTGGAAAATACCGCTATCATCTGCGAATAAACAGAATATAATACGTGTCATAAGTAAATCTGCATAGTTACGTGGATACTTGGATTCTAGTAACTTTTTATGAAGAGCTTCCATCATCTTAGCGGCTTGCTCATTTACAGGGTTTTTTGGAATTTCTACGTTTATTTGTTTCCCTACTAAAAAACCAAATAAATCTATATATTTAGATAAATCAGTTACAGAGAACTCCCATACATTATCACTAGCAAGATCATATAAACGGATACGATTAAAATTACAAAGCATCACATATTTTGGTAAGTCCTCATTAGATAAATTCATTACATAACGATAAGCTTGTGACTTTGCTTTATCCAAGTCTTTGTCTCTAGACTTCATTTCTATTAATAATGTTCCGTTTAGCAAGTGGTCAACAAATTTAGTGTTCCCATCTATATTTACACGCCATTCGAAACCTAACTTAATCTTTTGATATGGCACTCCAAATGTTTCTAAAAAATCTCTTACCCACATTTGAGCTTGTTGTTTTTCATCACTATCATTTTCATGTTCTTTAACAAATGCCAATGCTTTATTTAATAATTCACTTCTACTTTCTTCAACCATTAAAATTCCCTCCGTATAGTTCATCAATCGACTCGAAACTCTTTTTCATTATTAATCATTTATAGTTCCCTTTATTATATATATTGTACACGTATTTCATTGTTATATAAATGAAAATAGATTAAGCAGAAGTAAAGATGCTTATTATTAAATCAGCAACTATAAAAAAACAAGTAGACTCTGCTTACGATAGTTTTTTACAAGCTGAAAAGCCTTTGTCTGGTTTACAGTTGAAAAATTTGCTTACAACTACAAGTGGTAAAATTGATACAAGATTATTTAAAAAATATTTTGATAAAAAATCTATAAAAGAGTTGAGCGAGGAAGGCTTATTGCCGAAAGACTTGCCTGTAGATTAAAATAAAGCTCACATAAAACATATGTAGGCTTGCTCTAAGTTTAATTACGCCTCAATGTATTACTCACTCATGTTCTCTGGTTTAATGAATTCGCTTTACTTACGCGTCTTTCTTTGTTCTTTGACCTCTTCCTGTCCCGTAAAATCATCTTGTAGGCTATTTACGAACGATGTGTAGGTATATGATAGTTCTTATGATATAAGCGGATATATTTTAACTTCTTTTTAATTATAGGCCGATGCTGAACACACACACAACTACGAGGTTGCCGTTTCATATCTCCATGCTACCTTAACGCACGACTTCGATCGTGGCACATGTATATGCCTAAAATACAAGATCCTAATGACTCACCTTCTCAGATTTATAAAATAAACGCAATCGCCATGTCGATTAAAAATAAAGCCTCACCTGCGCCAAACACTACCCAATACCAAATACGATCAAATAATGTTTCTAAGCCGAAGTAGTCGATTAGTATAGCGAACATACGCTTACGTTTTCTAAGTAGCAATTCTTTTTAATTGGTGAGATAGCGAGTAGGAAGTCGATTACGTTCATGGTTGCTAATGATTGTAAATCGATTGCACTTTCGTCTATCTTTCCTTGTAAAACTAAGCCCCTGTTATCAAGTGCGATGTCACCTACCTGATCGTAGTAAAGTTCGTTAAGATCCACACCATTTTCATAAATGCTTAAAGCGTTCACTAATCTTTACACCCCTTTTGAAACATTCGATGTTGCTGTCATCATGGTTTTCTAGTAGTAGCTTTACGTTTACTCTCTCGATTTAAATAACTAAGACAGAGGGATTATAAATTGCCCTCTGTCTATATTTATAAAATCATTAATATCATTATCAATTTAGATATAATGCAACTAGCTGCAACCTAATATGTATGCTTATTATGAACTCCAACCTACTCGGTTATGCTATTTTCAGTTAATCTATCAAGAATGTAATCAAAAATCAAAATACTTTTTAACGAGTTTTCTTCGGTACCATATTCCAAATCCGCTCCATGTAGAATGGCATTTCTACTTAATTTAGACTTTAGTGATTCTCCGTGTTCAAACCCAATTAAAATAGTATTTAAATAAAATGTTTGAATCTGTTTGTCAAATGAAAAAACCCCATCATTAACTAATAATGTTTCTAAATATTTTTGAAGTTTATTCCCACCCATTTTCCCATGATGTGCAAAACCTTGAGCAATAATCCCTTCAATATGAGCTGAAAAAATGGGAACCGTAAGAAAGAAATCGCCCTTTATTATTAGATTGACTTCATATATCGATATGTATGGCTACTAAAAAAATTATCTACTAACAACAAAAAAAGCTTTTAATGTTAAATATCATTTGAATTATTTTTCATTATTTTGACAGTTCCGTTTATTTCCTTATGCTCATAAATATTGAAGTTATTCATTTCAATAGTATCATCATAACTATATACAGTTAACAAGGTTTGATAAGGCAGCTTACTATTATTTATTGTTGTAAATAGTGTTTCTCTATTAGATTTATCAAAGCTAGAAAAACTATCATGCTCTATAATCAAAATTGTTGGTTTAGAGTTAGAAAGTACATGTGCTACTTTACTACCTATCTCAATATTTATTCGTTGTTTTTCACTACTTGAAAGGGCCTTATAATCAAGTGCATTTGTTTGTGATGGATACTCACGAACTAATAAATCATTATCTTTAAAATAATAATCACTTACTAATTTTATGCCAATATCCCCCTTTAAATTAATTACATTTAACATGTCATTCACGGTTAAATTAAAATAATCTGCGTATTGCTCAATAAATGGTTTGGAAGCCTCCGAGTTGTATCTAAATGTTTCATTTAAATACACTACACTATACGTGGGATTAATTAATGGGTACTCATTGCTATTAACATAATATCTTATTTGTTTTTCATAAACATTTACCATGAAGGAAGTTATTTCCCCATCGAAAATTTCAATTTCTGCATATGTATTCCCAACATTCCGTTTTTGTTTCCAACGCCACAATAATTGGTTTTTTTCTAATCCTGCTATAAGTTCACATATTATACTTTTTCCTGTACTCATATTACCAAATAGTAAAGTGTTTTTTCCTAAATCAACATTTTCCTCTCCATGTATTCTTGCTATATTAGAAATTTTTATTTTTGTTAGGAATCCTTTATTAATTTTAATCCCCTGCTGCTGGTACTTAATTTTCGTTTCGTGACTTTCCTTCCACTTTTTGAGTTCTGGAACCGTATATTGAGTTTTGTCTACATCTATTACTCTCGCGTGTTTTTTACACATCCATATTCCATTTGATACTGATTTTCTTTCTATAGGTGACATCATTGGATCATATCTTGGTCCATTGGGTGACGCAGCTGTAATATGCGCTGCTTCTCCTGTCATTACTGTTCCTTGTTCATTACTAGCTGGACCAATTGTTAACTCATCACAAGCAGGAAAGGAACATACATACCCTGCCCGACTTGCAAGTTTCTTTTTAACAGATGCAGAAAATTCATCACGATTAGTCATGTTTTAGCCCCCAAATATTAATATGCTTTTTGTTTATGTTAACCTCCTTGCTCAAGACAGTGTATAAAAATAAAATATCTTGCCACTCAGTGAATTGGATATCTTTCTTGAACAAGTCTACTCTTGATACATATCTCTTGCATTGCACCAATTATTTGCTTTCATTTTTGCCAATTTACTAATAGCCTTTCCATTGTAATTTTATACAGGAAAATCATACCACATCAATACTAAAAGAGCATGACAATGAGTTTAGGTACTACTCTCTTGAATTCATTGTCATGCGTACCCGTATATACTACCTCCCTAACGCACATAATATTTTTTGCTGAATATCAACCCACACTAACCTAGTTATGTTGTTGTATTCAACAACATAAAAGACGGGTTTTATTAGTTTTTATACTCAAAAGAATTAAAATTCTCTCTCATTATGTCCGCTGATTCCTATAAATGGGATTCTAGTTATTGTAATGTTTATTTCTTCATATTCTTTCATTCAGTTGAATTTCACCTATATCCATGCATGTTATTGAATAAGGTTGTCTATATTCTACTATAAAAAATAACCTCTCACAGCTAGTTTCCCCCTATCTATATACAAACATATGACTACTAAACCAGATAATAAAAAATACTGTGAACTGCTTCCATAATCCCAGTAAATAATAAAAGCAATATTTCATTAAATGTTTTGAGATAAGAGCCTCCCGCTTTTCATAATTATATGAGACTTAATATGCAGAAATAAATTTTACTGTATCAGTGATAAAACATTATATTAATTTAATAATACATATAACAAAAAGAACTCGATGTGCTAATATCGAATCCCTTACAACTAATCATAGAAGAGCTATTCTTTTTCCTTCCTCAAGTTCTACTGTAACAATACCTACTAAAACAATAGTTCCATCGAAAATCAGTATAGTTCCTGATAGCAAAATAACTATCTCTCACCATTATACAGACAGTTAAGAGCATAATTTTGTGGTCACAAATGGTCACAGAAATTACAATAACCACCGCTTTTTTAATAGAATTCTGTTTATATAAATCAGTTATGATAATCCCACAATCACTATATTAAGGTATCTATAAAAATTTAGTTCTTATGCGCAGCCCCAGCTATTTTTCGTCTTTTCTCTTTTAAAACATCAACATACACATGAATAACTGTAGCATTCTCGTCCCCTTTATCTGTAGTGTGTTCTGTATAAAGGGTCCTAAACCTTGTTTATTGATATTTGAAAACAACTCTTCTAACTTTCCATAGTTTATTATCTTGAATTTTTCATCTAAATAGATCCCATTCATGCGCCCAATATAACAGAGGCCTCATCAAATAGAACATATCTTTTTTAAATTCACTTTTTTATCTAACAAATCTATAAATGATTTCTCTCCGTTATCCTGTAAGGAGATATAATCACACCAAAGATACTTTTCCTTATATACGGTTAAGCCATTCAATATTATCTTTTGTAGGTTTATTATAATAAATAGTAACTGCTTTAAAATAACCGCATTTCTCATACAAGTTTTCTATGTGGTTAATATCTTGTATTGGCAATGGTATCTTATCCCCAATATTAAGATTATCAACCTTTTCTTTCCATTTTATATCTCTTAACAACAATTCCTTTACAGTGCTGCTGTATATGTCTTCTGGCTTTGAATCTTTATAACCTATTTGTTTTTTTATAGATAATAAAAGAAATATCTTTTTATCTTTTCAATGGTTATATCAGGATGTTGGGGCTTCGGTTCTTCTGTTTCTACATAAATCCGTTTTACCTTCTTAAATAAACTTCTCTTTCCCAAATACTTTTTACCTGCTTCTATTTTGATTTCCCCATTTTTTATTTCATTTAAATAATAATACGATATAGATTGGTATATTAGCATTTCGGAAAACCCCGTAAAATTCGCTTTACTCTTAGAATATCTTGATATTCTTTCTGTTATTTCGCTTTGAATTTGGAATATTTCTTGGCAAGTTTATTTTACCATTTGTTTGAGCTATATAAGAATCAAGTTGACTTAAAAAACTATCCAAGTATTTTAAAATCTCCATCATTCACCCCCTTCAATGATGTTTCCCAATTTTTTGATCCCAAAATAAATTAAAACAACAAGAAAATCTGGACAGGTATTCCAATTTTCATTCGTTGTTTTGGAAACCATTTATACAAGTTTTTTTGCTTGTTGATGTCACAGCAAGTCCTAATAAATGGAATATAAAGAGACGAGAGGGATATTAGCCCCAATCCAAATCTCTTATAAATTTTCATTTATTCGTTTTGTTATACTGTCAATTCTACTCTGTAACTCTAATAATGACTTTGATTGTTTACTTTGGAGCATCTCTTCGTTTCTTAATGAATTAATACGATTATTTATATTCTCCAACTCTTTATCGTGTATTTTCTTTAACAATTCCTCTTTTTTATTTAAGGTATTATTTTGGATTTCCTTCGCCCATGTTCTAAAGTTATTTCTCGTTTCAGTTCTCGCTTCTATTAATCGTTTCTCATTCGCTCCTTCTTTGTATTCTTCAAAGGCTGCAATAAGAGAAAATTTTACTTATCCAAATACTTCACATTATTATTTTCGCAATATTCATAACACCAGTCACCATATTATATTTCTATATATTTTCGGATAGATCGTTAAGTATATCTAATATTAATGAAATTTTAGGTTTTATTATAGTTTCGCTTTTAGTAAGTACGATACTTGTACTTGAAATATACATCCCTTACCTTTCTGATCCACTAGGTAAAGATGCATATTATATTAAACAAGATGATGATGCAAAAATATATCTAATAAAAAGTCTAAATAAACTTGAAATTTTAGGATATAGTCACCCACGTTTAAAGAAAATAGACAAAAATAACCCTAACAATAACTACACAAGAATTCTAAAAAAAGAAGACGTAAAAACTACTGTGATATTTAGGGAACGCTATCAGGATAGTTTATTAGATAAAATAAAAAAATGGATAAGTTAATTATCAAAAAACTATCAAATTTATTTATAACTCTATTTACAATTTATTAAAAGCAGTATTAATTGCCTTAAGTATTAAAGTACATCTAACACTTAATGGGCAATTTTTCTAGGTATTTCTTATGTATTATGTTGAAATTTTGCCTCATTAATCATATATTGAAACACAATACTTTATGAAAAATATGGATTAACTCTTTCCTTATTCCAAACTAGTTATATTATTCCTTATAATAAGGATATGTATATTTCTTAATACACCTCAAGGAGGACTTTATCTTGAACTATGGCTGGGCTGGAACTATTGAACAATTTAAAGAATTAGATTTAGAATTATTCATTAAACAATTGCAATATCATGTTTATAAAACCAATGCAACTGATCCCAAAATAGCTTCTCAAAAGAGAGCATGGATTGATAGTTACAATAAACTACAAGATTTATTTAATCGATTTCCTAATTTAGATGCATCACTTATTTTTGAATATGAGATTTTACGCGGAGGTGGCCGCCGTCCAGATATACTTTTATTAATCAATGGTTATTTGATAGTCATCGAGTGTAAAAGTTATAATCACGTTTCACCTTCTGAATACATTCAAACATCACTTTATATGCGTGATCTCCAGCATTATCACTCAGCTATTCAACAATCTAACATGCAAGTCATAGGTGTTCTACTGCTTACAAACTATGAAGGTGAACAATGGGAATTCCAAAAAGATTTTCAAGTAACCCTTTCAACAGTTGATGGATTGGAAAGTATTATTAAACGAATATTAGATAAAACAGAAGTACAAACTTTGACGCTAGAGGAAATAATCAATGGTTTCTATGAACCTTCACCTTCTATGCTAGAAGCTGCTCGTTCCATTTTACATAATGAACCACTCCCTGACATTAGAGCAATATCAAGCAGTAATTTTCCAAAAGTACAACAAACTATACGCACAATTATTCAAGAAGCACAAAATACAAATACCCATCACTTAATTTTAGTATCTGGTGAGCCAGGAGCAGGGAAAACATATTTGGGTCTGACCATTGCACATGAAATGAAAAATGCAGTTTATTTATCTGGTAACGGGCCATTAGTAGACGTATTACAAGATACTTTGAAAAATAGAACGTTCGTACAAGGTCTATATGTATATAAAATGGATTTTCTCGAAAAGAAAATGATTCCAAAAGAACAAATTATCATTTTTGATGAAGCACAACGAGCATGGGATACAAAAAAAGTCGACCAATCACTCACTCGAAGAAAGCGAAAAGCCCAACACTTAAGTGAACCGGATATTATAATGAATATTACGACAAATAATAAGCCGTGGAGTGTAACAATTGGATTAATTGGTGAAGGTCAAGAGATCTATTCTGGGGAAGAAGGCGGTCTCCCTCTGTGGAATACAGCGATCGCTGGAAAAAATGTTACTGTTCACTCGAAACACCCTAATTCTGTATTTACAAATGCAGCACATTATAGAACTCATTCTCAGCTACATTTAAACTCTTCTTTCCGTGCTCATGCAGCTTTAAAATACTATGAAATTATTAATACTTTATTAGATGTTAGTTTTGAACAAACGAAACAGCTTATTCATAACCTACCAAAGGAACATTATCAGCTTTTTATTACGCGTGATTTAGACAAAGCAAAAATCACTTTAAATCAGCTTTATAAGGATGATACAAAAACAGTTGGTGTCGTCTGTGCTGGTGGCGCTGATCGTCAAAAAGAAGTCCCTGTTTTACCACGAGATGAACGATATGAACGCCCTAGTAAGATTGCTCAATACTTTAACTATCCCGGGTCTCAATACTATTGTAAAACCCTCAACTATAGCTCAACTGAATTTCAAACACAAGGACTTGAACTAGATATGGCGCTCGTTCATTGGGATGATGATCTTTATCTACAGAATGGGGCTTGGAAGGGGCAGCACTATCAATGGGGTGTCGAAGATCCGTTCCAAATTAAGCTCAATGCATATAGAGTTATTTTAACAAGAGGTCGAGATGGAACAATTATTTACATACCACCAAAACCCATACTAGATGAGACTTGGAACTTACTTAAAAATCAATTAAAAATCCCTGAATTAATGTTTTAAAATCTATAATGATAGACTATATTCTAGATTCCCTCAGAATATAGTCTATTATTTTTCTATTTCACAGCAACCGCGGTATCAGTCATAAAAGACTTAAAACATTTGACTTTTATATGATAATAACGTTCTTTTAGAAGGGGTTTTCAAGAAAATATTGGTTAAAACAAAAAAAGCCGCCTCAATTAAGAGCCGGCAATTAACTTAAATAATATAAATAAAGGGAGACTAGCATACAATGAATATAGGAATACATTTTCACGCTCCAGAAGATGAAAACTTTAATTTGTCCATATTAAAATTACTAGAACTTTTTAATTCTAACAATTTCATTTGGCAAATAGATACTGCCGAAATATACCTAAAAGATTCTCATGATAAATTTACATTTGAAAAATTACTCGGCGACGAACGATTCATAACTGAAAATAAGTTAAAACAAACCCTAATAAACAAAAAATACTTTTTAGTCTTCTTAACAATGTGCGCTTTTCCTGATATGAAAAAGAATAGACCAACATGGATAAGAACAGCATCAGATTTTATTACTAGTAATTGTGAATTTTTATTAAGCATAGTTGATGGTTTTGATATTAGTATTTTATGCAAAGATGAGCGCTTACTTCAGAAGTTACATCAACATGTTCAAGACCTAGGTTATTTAGATACTAAGTATTTAACAGAACGTACTGCAGGAACTTTTTAACTAGATCTTAAAAAGAAGGATTCAATACTCCTATTAAATCCTTCTTTTTCATTACTCATTACTTCACATTTACATAATAAGAACTAGCTGTAATATAGAACACATTACCTCTACTATTCTTCACTTTATATTGTGGTGAACCATTTACAGATACTTTATCAACGATAGTGAACCCTAAACCTTCACCGACAGTTCCTACAACATCGCTATCAGCCCAGGAAGCTTTTGAATAGAATCGTAAGTCATTCACTTTAGAAACTACACGTTTACCTTCCACAGATGAAGTTTCTTCTTTATAGCGAATGTATGATGAATCGTTATAAACCCACTGATTCCCTCCAAGATTTAACCAGTTTCCTGCTTTACCCCAGACTTTATATGATTCACCCTTTTGTAGCTTACGAATGACATCATTGCTTGTGGATGGTCCAGATCGAAGATTTACATTTAAACCATCGATATAAGCTACTCCTGTTACATCCGTTACACTTTCAGATGGTTGTTGTGGTTTTACTTCCACAGTGACAGAATGACCATTATACGCCTTTAAAATATCAGAACGGAATTGAGCCTCTGATACACCATGTGAAGCAAGATACCCCAGTGGATCCTCATGATCTGTACCGCCTAATTTGTATGTGATATCTTTATGAGTCCATAATCCAACACTCGGATGGATATTTCTATCTTTTAAAATTTTCGCAAGTAACTTTACATATCTTTCATACGATTTTTTGAATTTAATTGGGTCACTAGTCTCAGAAAGTTCTACATGTACAAATCTAGCATTTGCCGCTGGACCTGCACCCCATGCACGATATTTAGTAGAAGCGATTTGAATTGTTTCATCCCAATCCGTTGCATAATGAACGAATGCATTTCTCCATGTTCTAGCTTCATAATTTCTAATATTGATAGCAGGTGCTTCTGGTGTCGCTGTGGAATGTGCTACTACTCCCTCATATGTACCCACACCATATCTGTATCCTTGCTTAGGTAAATCTGGAATAATCATTTCTCTATCTGCAAAAGCACTTGCAGAAAAAGAAAATAAAATAATACACATGATAAATAACACGCTACATTGTTTCAATAATTTTTTCATTTCGTATTTTCCCCTTTAATATTTGCATAAACAAAAAGAGCAACTCAATTGAGACTGCTCCTTTTGCTATCATTATTTAAATTTGTCTTTATTTAATTTTTTTCTTTTCTAGAGTTTGATCTTCTAATTTTCGCTTCAATTTCAGAAGATACACTTTCTAACAACCAAGTAGGAATCCATTTATCCCAGCTAATCCGTACACAATTGGCTGTAAAGCTATTAAAAATATGATAAATTAAACCACCAGTTACCATAAAAAAGAAAAACTCTGGTAGTTTAAATGCAATATCAAATAAATGCGCTAAAGAAGGTAATAAAAAAAGCACCACAGTTCGTGCAATGCCCTCAATTCCATATTGTGATGAATACGTACCATCTAATTTTGAAGCCTTACTACCAGTTATCCAATCTAATACAACTACCCATACCAAAATGATAATCCAAATTAAATTAGATTTACCATATAAAAAATTAAATATAGTTCCCAATCCCCCACTAATTACAGCAGCAACTTTAAATTGGGTGGTATTAATAACATCCAGTACATTTAATGTTTTTACAAGCTCATGAATCCGTTCCAAACTTTCACCCCCCTTTTTATATTTCAAAGCAAAATAAAAAAGCCTGCTTTGGCACGCTCGATTTTGATAAAGTTATATGTTCATTTTCTTCCACGCATACTCTAGTGGTTCAGTTCGTGGTGGCTTCATTACTTCTTTTTCAGTAGTGCCTTTCTTACTTTGAGATAAATTGTGCATAACACCTTGACGGGTGGAAATCTGTCTAATACCTGTTCGGATCCAATCATCGGGATTTAAAATACCCCCTCGATGTGTTAGGAGTTGCCTAACTCCTGTATGTGAAAAATCGATTGGATTGACTATGGTACCTTGACGGGTGGAAATCTGCCTAATACCTGTCCGCATCCAATTATCAGGATTTAAAATAACCCCTCGATGTGTGAGAAGTTGCCTAACTCCTGTATGTGAAAAATCCACCGGATCGACTATATTACCTTGACGATGTGTATTTATTTCACGTAATCCGGCATGAGATAGCATTGTTGGAGATATGATTATACTTTGAAGTACTGTCATATACTTACCTCCTTCTTACTCGATCCGTAAAGCTACATTGTATTCACTAAATGAATTATATTGATTAGTTACAGGAGCCGCCGTATAGAATAATTTGTACTTATGAATTTCCCCATTTTCAACAATCTCTGTAATATCACCATAAATAAATCCGCTACCTTTATAGATGTAAAAGCCATCGTATTTCCCTCTGAATCCTTCACGACTATCTCCCATGTATAAAGGAGTAAAAACTATCTTTCCTTCATTAGAGGGTGCCTTTAGAAAGACTTTATCCCAATAAAATGTAGAGTTTGTATCAGAATATGGAAGGGTACCTAAAAATTTACTTCTATCAGTTATATGTGTAGTTGTTTGACTACGAGAACCGCAGCTTAACATAACACTGAACGGACTTGAAAAAGGTGAAAATAATTCCGGTTGATAGTATTCCTCTGGAAGGCCTATAAAACCAATCACTGTCTTTCCTTTGTGAGATGGGATTTCATCATCATTTGCATATACACAATAAATGACAATATCTTTATCGACGTATAGATATAGGTCAACCATATATTTTTCATAATTTAAAGCAGTTGCCCCACTAGCATAATTTATTTTCCCATGATGGAACGCTAGTGAAAACCAGGAATCTTCTCCTGTTCCAGCGCCACTTTCTTTATCGTATCCCCTTATAAGTCTATAACTCCCATCCGTATAAAAAACTTTTGGATCTCTTATATCAAGGGAGGGTAATAATTCAGAATTATTCCTAATGGTATCGAATGGCCGTAATTCAATATAGTTATTTTTTGTTCCATCGTTGCCCGTTGAATACATAACAAAAAGTTTATCTTTATTTGTCTTGTCAGCATTTAATTGCTGCCACCCAGCCTTTTTCATTTCATCGATAATCTTCATAAAGACTTCTCTGCGCTCTAGTCTGTGTAACTTACAAATTTTATTTGTCATTTTGTATATTCCTCCTTAATTTAAACGTATTGCTTTCATAGAAACATTAAAAGTAGAGTTTGCTACGCCCCTATTTTCTATATAAAGGTGTACCTTGTTTGTATGATCTTTATCCTCACAAGGAATAGCCAAAATATCATATGTTCTTTTTTCTGATAAGCTTTTATAAATCTGATTCCCATTCTCTTTTTGATCGTACATAAATAACATTGCTTCAACGTTTGAATCATTTGTAACTTGAATCGTACGAATATCATATTTGTTACAACCTACATCCAGTGGAGAATATAGAACTTTTCCTGGTTCAATTGTAATTTGTACATTCCTCTCAATAAGGATTGATGGTGTAATTTCACTTTCGGACGTATATCTATATAATTTCATTACAGTTCCCATATTGTATTCGCCTCAATTATGTTTTAGATGAATATTAAAATAAACCGGTTCAAATGCTAGGAGATTTTCATCCTTCACAATCTTTACCCAAAAATCACGCGTACTTTGTGCAGCTACTGAATCAATCTGTATTTCATTCAAATAGTTAGTACCATCTAACGAAATAAGTGCCTGAGTGTAACCAACTTCATCCATATATTGCTGAATTGATAGTTTGATATTCGTAGCAGCACCAATGTTATCATTTACGATTGTCATTTTTACAATGCGCTCGTTATTCACCATGTAACCTAAATTTGTTGGATCTGTTGTATTTAATTCTTCGCTGTTCATTTTGATTTGTAGGGATGAACCCATACAATACATATCCCCACCATAAAAGATAGTTTGTTTCTTTGCTAGTAGTTCGTTTTCCTCGTCATATATTTCTACGATTCCCTCAAACTCTAAAGAAGGAAGTAGAATATCAATACCTGTATGAGCTGACGTCACAATATTAGTAGACAGAATATTATCTGCGGTATCTTTTAATACAATCTTATAATTTTGATATAGCTGGCGCAGACGTAGCGTATTACTTGTTGTCATAATAACCTTATTGATGTCTAGCGGTACAAGTCCCTCTGCAGTTCCTCTTTTTAGAACAACACCAATTCTTTTTGCATCTAATGAATCGTTATACATATAATCAAAAAGTGTATTTGTCTTTGTGTAGAAGTCCCATTGATCTTCCTTACAAATTGCCAGCCACTCTTTATTGCTTTGAGAACTATTAGCAGAATAGGATTCCAGGAACTCCACTTTATTCTTTTCATTTTGATAGATCAGTAAGCCACCTTCATCTCCCTCTATTGTAGGAGCATAATCCGCAATAACTTGGATTGCAAAGTTACTTTGTGGTTTATCGATTAAAAGCATAACGTCTTTATCTGCAGAATGATTCATACGTAAGAATCTTTTTTTGATAGTATTGTTAAATTCATTTGATGGTGACATAAGCCATTTTGGATTTATGGAATCAAAATCATCTACAAATATTTTTCCGCTTTCTTTTTCGTACAAAGATACTTTTGGTTTTTCCAGTTCAAAAAGGAGTAATTCTCCATCCAAAATATCAATTGCATCAATAACATTTTCTAGAGCTTCTATCCTTATTTGATGAATTCCAGGTTCTAATTTTAATTTTTCATAAACTAGAACTTGCCATAAAACTTTTGAACCTATTAAAGAATATGTTTCTTTTACACCGTCTATAGTTATAGCAATAGGCGCTTTGTAGCTACCACTCCCCTCATAATTCCGACTAATTATTCGGAGTCCCGTACCATTAAAACTAAACTCACATATTACAAGTTCTGTTCCATGTGTATTATTTTTATAAATCCCTGTTCCGTTGTGATACCGAGAATCATTATGGATTTCTTCCCAGTTTCCAGTATATTTAATCCTACGATCAGTATTATCAAAACGATTCCATCCTGATTCTGGTTCCTTTAATTCCTCACCTATTTTAGGAAATGTTAAAAATTCCCCTTGTGCATCTATATCAAACGCATTAAATCGGTGACTATGACCAGTTGTACTCTCAATTTTAATAATAACTTCATGTATCTCCCATTTTGATAATTGCTTTTCAAAAAGGAATGTATATTCCTGTAAACCGCCTTTTAAATCTTTATAAAGGCTAAAATATTCTTTTTCACTACCATCAATTGATATAGAAACATTCCCTGGCCCGCTACTGACTTCTGCTATAACACGTAGTTTTTTTCCCAAAAACTTAAATCGTAAATACTTATCTTTTGTTGAACCAAAATAATAATTTTTATAAGTATCATTAACAGTAAACCCATTCATCTCAAAAAGGAATGAGTGAGATGGTATACAATCATATCTCCTCCATCCTACTTCCGGATTCTTCAATATATTCCCAATGTTAGTCATTGCATCACCTACTATTTTTCTCGTTTCCTTCCAATTGAAGTTCTCCCATCATTATTAGTGACTATACGATACTCATAACTTCAGATTATTATATATTTTTCTATCTAATGCTCTTTCCAATGAAAATATTTAGTCATCTTCCATAACAATTTTTCGTCCTAGTTACATTCAAATCGTTCAAATTACTTTGTAATGATTTCTAATCAAAACAGTATATTCATCGCTACTGACTTTCAAAAAAATATATCACTGAAAATTTATTTTTGTTAGCTGTTACATAGTTTGTCCCTCCTTTAATTTTATTTTCATTACTTTTTACAATTTGAAATTAATATGTGATATTTTCCTATTAATTTCATTACAGTCCCCATATTATATTCACCTCAACCATGTATTAGGTGAATATTAAAATAAATCGGTTCAAATGCTAGGAGATTTTCATCCTTCACAATCTTTACCCAAAAATCACGCGTACTTTGTGCAGCTATTGAATCAATCTGTATTTCATTCAAATAGTTAGTACCATCTAATGAAATAAGTGCCCAGGTATAGCCGATGTTATCCATATATTGCTGGATTGATAGTTTTATATTTGTAGCAGCACCGATGTTATCATTTACGATTGTCATTTTTACAATACGCTCATTATTCAACATGTAACCTAAATTCGCTGGATCCGTTGTATTTAATTCTTCGCTATTCATTTTGATTTGTAGGGATGAACCCATACAATACATATCCCCACCATAGAAGGTAGCTTGTTTCTTTGCTAGTAGTTCGTTTTCCTCGTCATATATTTCTACGATTCCCTCAAATTCTAAAGAAGGGAGTAGAATATCAATGCCTGTATGAGATGCAGCGACGATGTTAGTAGACAGGATATTATCTGCGGCATCTTTTAATACAACCTTATAATTTTCATATAGCTGGCGCAGACGTAGCATATTACTTGTTGTCATAATAATTTTATTGATGTCAAGCGGTACAAATCCCTCTGCAGTTCCTTTTTTTAGAACAACACCTATTCTTTTTGCTGCTAATGAATCATTATCCATATAATTAAAGAATGTATCTGTCTTTGTGTAGAAATCCCATTGATCTTCCTTACAAATTGCCATCCACTCTTTATGGCTTTGTGAACTATTAACAGCATAAGATTCAAGGAATTCAACCTTATTCTTTTCATTTTGATAGATCAGTAAGCCACCTTCATCTCCCTCTATTGTAGGAGCATAATCCGCAATAACTTGGATTGCAAAGTTACCTGATGGTTTATCAATTAAAAGCATAACGTCTTTATTATCAGCATGATTCATACGTAAGAATCCTTTTTTCACAGCATTCTTAAATGCATTTGATGGTGACATAAGCCATTTTGGATTTACGGAATCAAAATCATCTACAAATATTTTTCCACTTTCTTTTTCGTATAAGGATACTTTTGACTTTTTAAATAGATCTGATGATTGTAATTCTCCACCGAATACGTCAATTGCATCTATAATATTTTCTTGAGCTTCAATTACAACTGTATGAATACCTGCTGAAAGATTTAATTTCTCATATGCTAAACATTGTTGTAATGGAGATTTAGGAGAAATTGTGTAAGTTTCAGAAGAACCGTCTATTGTAATTTGTATTGGATATCGATAACTTGAGTAATTATTGTGTTCTGAAATAACTCGAATTCCAGTTCCCGAAAATGCAAACTCACAGGTGACAGGTTCGTTACCGTGATCACTATTATGAAAAGATACTGTATTGTTAAAGTAACCCTTAGAGTTTGCTAGATGATTCCAAGTGCCTGTATATTTAATATTACTATCCGTATCATCAAATCGCTTCCAACCTGGTTCCGGTTCTTTTAATACATCACCGACTTTAGCACTTAAATCTGCGTAATCAACAGCAGTTAAATACATATAAAGATTCTGATCATTTGAACCAGTAGTGAAACCATCATAAGTTACCTCTACTCTATGAGTGCCACTAGGTAAATCTAACTTCTCAAAACAGACTCTAAACATTGATGGTGGATTAAAGATTACCGAACCTTTAATCCAATTCCCACCATCTATTTTTACTTTTATATTGTAACGTTGTCCTGAACTACCTTTTTGCATTATTCTAAAGGCTGTTCCGGTAAATGTGAATGAAAATATATCATCACTTGTATTTCGGGGTCCATCACCTGCAACCCAACAGTCTTCTGCAGCAGGATTATTATTTTCACCTACTATAAACCAATTAGCATTTGGGTATTTATCCTTATCTCTTATACCTTGAAAAAAAGTGTTAACGTTATCGCGTTGGAAATACTTACGATTCCATCCAGATTCCGGTTTCAGTAAACTATTGCCTAATTGAATTGTCACTCTATCACCCTATATTATCTAGTTTTCTTCAATGTAAGCTTGTTAACAAATAACTAATAATTTACATAGTTTCAAACCTATATTTTCCCTACACCCTCTATTTATTCTTCTTTTTCTATGCCTAGCACTCTTTCAAGTAAGGTAACTATATCTGCAGACTAACTACTTAATCGTTCTTTATTTCAAAAAAGACAATCCATATTCTCTTTTTAGTTCTCTATTATGATAGAATTCACAGAAAGTTCTTCGGCTAGACTCAGGGTTTATTCAAATGATTACATTCTACATCTTTGTTATATAAAAATCGTTTTTGGGGTCAATTATAATTCTAAAATTTCTTTTCATTAATCTCGTTACTGTATCTATATCTTATTTACCTCAATTATGTTTTAGATGAACATTAAAATAAATTGGTTCAAATGCTAGAGAATTTGTATCCTTTACAACCTTTACCCAAAAATCACGCGTACTTTGTGCAGCTACTAAATCAACCTGTATTTCATTCAAATAGTTAGTCCCATCTAATGAAATAAGTGCCCAGGTATAGCCGGTTTTCTCCATATATTGCTGGATTGATAATTTTATATTTGTAGCAGCACCGATGTTATCATTTACGATTGTCATTTTTACAATACGCTCATTATTCACCATGTAACCTAAATTCGTTGGATCCGTTGTATTTAATTCTTCGCTATTCATTTTGATTTGTAGGGATGAACCCATACAATACATATCCCCACCATAGAAGGTAGCTTGTTTCTTTGCTAGTAGTTCATTTTCTTCGTCATATATTTCTACAATTCCCTCAAACTCTAAAGAAGGAAGTAGAATATCAATGCCTGTATGAGCTGTAGCTACGATGTTAGTAGAAAGGGTATTATCTGCAGTATCTTTTAATACAATCTTATAATTTTCATATAGCTGGCGCAGACGTAGCATATTACTTGTTGTCATAATGATTTTATTAATGTCTAGCGGTACAAATCCCTCGGCAGTTCCTCTTTTTAAAACCACCCCTATTCGTTCAGCTGATAATGAATCGTTATTCGCATAATCAAAGAATGTATCTGTCTTTGTGTAAAAGTCCCATTGATCTTCTTTACATATTGCTAGCCACTCTGTATTGTTTTGTGAACTATTAGCAGCATAAGATTCAAGGAATTCAAATTTATTCTTTTCATTTTGATAGATCAGTAAGCCACCTTCATCTCCTTCTTTTGTAGGAGCATAATCCGCAATAACCTGGATTGCAAGGTTATCTTGTGGTTTATCGATTAACAGCATAACGTCTTTATCTGCAGAATGATTCATACGTAAGAACCCTTTTTTAACAGCATTGTTAAATGCATTTGATGGCGACATAAGCCATTTTGGATTTATGATATCAAAATCATCTACAAATATTTTTCCGCTTTCTTTTTCGTACAAGGATACTTTGGGTTTTTTAATTACATCTTGTAATACTAATTCTCCACCTAATATATCGATAGCATCTAAATACAATGCGTCTGTACTAATAGTGACAGTATGAGAACCTGGTGCAAGATTTAACTTTTCAAATAGAATGCATTGATATAATACATTTATAGAACTGTCATACATCTCAAATGTACCTCCGTCTACTCCATCAATAGTAACCTTAGTTAACTTACCTTTAAAACTTGTCGTTCCGGATTTCACTGCAATTAATCGTAGACCCGTACCACTAAACGTAAACTGAATTCCATATGTTCCTGGCATGGAATATGATTTCATGTGAATTGAGTTATTGTAGTAAATACCTGAACTACTTTGATGCACCATCCAATCGCCAGTATAATTAATATTGCTATCCATATCATCAAACCGTTTCCAACCTGGTTCTGGTTCTTTTAATACATCACCAACTTTAACAGTTGTAAGAAGTGCTCCCCCTAATATATCAATTGCATCTATAATGTTGTCTTGAGCTTCAATTACAACTGTATGATTTCCAGATAATAGATTTAATTTTTCGTAAGCTAAAATCTGAGTGCCGGCTACTTTTGGTGAGATGGTATACGTTTCTGCTGAACCGTCTATTGTGATTTTTATCGAGCCTCTGTAAAAAGTTTGATTACTGCCGTATTGAGAAATAACTCGAATGCCAGTTCCCGAAAATGTAAACTCGCATTTGGTATTTTCGTTACCCTGTTCTGAGCTCTTGTACGATAACGACTGATTATAGTAATATGTATAACCACTAGCCCGGCTCCAAGGTCCTGTATATTTAATGTTAATATCCGTATCATCAAACCGTTTCCACCCAAGTTCAGGTTCTTTTAGAACATCACCGACTTTAATAGGAGCGACAAGCCCTCCTGGTTCTCCAAAATCCAGAGCGTCTAAAGTACTTACCCCATCTGCATGCAAAACAACGTTATGAGTTGCATACTGTAGATCGTTTTTTTCATATAAGAGAACAGAATAGTTTCCTTCTAAAGAATCGGGGTCACCAACAGTATAAGATCCATATTTCACCCCATCTATCTCGACGTTAACAGTGCCAGGCCAAAGTTTATAAGTAGCACCAATTATACGAAGTTTACTACCCACAAACGAAAATCGTATTTTTGATTTACCACCACAAATATGATATTTGCCATAAGCAGCGGAAGACAATTCCCTCATTTCCCATGCGCCTTCATACGTAATAAGAGCACTATTTATGGCATCATCATAACGTCTCCAACCCGTTTCTGGATTTTTGAGTACTTGTCCTATATACGCCATTCCATCCCCTTCTCTTTATCTTGTTTTTTTCCAGTTTGAATTTGTCCACCAAGATTGACGACTATGCCGTAGCCATAACTTCGGATCATCATTTTCCTTTTCGATGATTATTAATTCATCTGGTTTTTCTGTATCTAGTACTCTCTCCATTTTGAATAGTTCATTATCCTCTAAAACTGATTCTCGTTCTGGTATACGTTCAAACCGTTCATATTCCTCTGTGACGCTTTCTAATTCACATTCCCTATCAAATGTATCAACTTCGTTAGTCACAGCGTCTACAATAGCCTGTCGCTCTAATGATTCTTGTTCACTAACGATTGCATATCGTTCAGATTCCCTTGCTGCATCTACAGTTTCAATTACATTTGTATCTCTCGTTATAACTTCTTTATCAGCTGGTGTTATATCAGAGATAATTCCGCCTTCAAATTCACGTATACCGGTAAAGGCTTCTTGCTCTGTAATAAGGGCTGGTTGTGTAGTCTGTTTATAAGAAATGTCTAAAGTAATCTGTTCAGCATCTAAGGTAACTGGAATGATGTCTGAAGCTATTTCTTCAATTACTATAGTTGGAAGTTCTTTTTCTACTTTTTTTGATACAACTGTTTGATCTATTTGCATCTGCATTATTTGTAATGTTTTAGAAGTATCTTCGAAAAGTGTAATTCGTGTTTCTAGTTCTTTTCGGACACGGCCGAATAAATCAAATTCCGGAAGATATACCGGGATCCCCATACCTTCAAATAAATCAAATTCTTCTATGGAAGCCTGTAATTCTTTTATTGTTTTATTAGCTAAAGCATTATGATCTACATTGCTAATAATTTCTCGTGCTTTTAATTCAGATGAAGAACTTTCGGATATATGTACAAGCACTCCTGCATCTTCTTTATCTGCACACTCTAATTTGATTACATCCGCTTGTAATTCATGTGAGACATCTGCAAATGTTACATCTGGTGACACGCCTTGTATTTCTTTAAATAAACGTTCTGCATCGTCAACATTCGTAATGTTAGCAGTTAATTCATTTAATCGTTCAAATTCATTTGTGATGATTTCTTGTGTTTCAAATGTGTTCTGTATTTTGATTGCATTTGAAGTTACAGATACTTCCTCAACAGGTAACACGCGAGAAGTGATTTCACTTTCTTGTGAATTTGTAACCTCTGTGGCAAACACATTTTCTTTCTTTACAGATACTTGCGTATTGAACTTAACGGAAACACATTCTTTTACAATGCGTTCAAAATGATGAGTTTGTACGATATTGGCATTATGATCATTTATTCTTTCAAGTTCACTAGTTTCGATGTTTTCTATTGTATATACATCCACTTGTTTATTTGAATTTTCTACTATAATTGAATGTGTAAAAAGCTCATTCATCCGAATAGAAGAGTCAAAATTCATATGAGTAGCATCTATAACAGGCTCTCTTTTTGCAGTTGTTAAATCTTCACTTGGAAGTAAATCTGCATTTTCTATTATTGTCTTACGTTCAAAATCATGCTGTTTTTCAATGTTCGTTGCCAATTCTCTTTGAATTCTAGCGAACAAGTCGTAATCTGGAAGATAAACAGGAGTTCCCATTCCATCGAATAAATCAAATTCTTCTAAAGAAGCTTGTAATTCATTTTCTGTTGTAAATGTTGCGTAATCATCTGGGAAACGAGTTTCTATTTCTTTTCGTTTTGTTTCACCATAATCTTCTGTGTTAATTAATGCATCAATGGTTGGAGAAACGATATTTGATACAGCACACTCGTTATATTCTCCTTGCATTTCCCTAGTTACAATTGAACTTATATCTCCATAAAATTCTTCGCCATATAGCACACGAGCGACTTTTACCCATTCTGGTAATTCATTGATACCAGCCGCTACGAACTCACGTAATTTATTTTTCAATATATCCTGCTCTATGATTTGAGCTGCATCGTATTCTTTAGTTATAAGTTGTGATTCATTTGCATGATGCACAACTGCGTTTCTTTCATTTGGTCTTTCGCTCTCTACCCCTTCGATATGGTCTATATCGAAAATTCGTTCATGTTGTATGGATTCATCTGCAGAAATAAGTTGCATTGGCATACTATCAATACGTTGAGACTGCTGGGTTTCTAAATTGACCACATCAATAATTCGATTTAATTCGAAATCAGTTGAGCCAGAAATAGAAGCATCCATTTCATTTTGTCTTAGTGCTTCTTCAATGATTCTGGATAAGATTCCCTTAGCTCGTACTTTCGTACCAGTGACTGCTGCATTATCTTCCCTAACCGCCTTGTGCCTTGCGTAAGGAGCGATGCAAATCGGATAATAAACATCATTCTTATTTTCTGTGTTTGCCGGAGTAATAGAAAAGGAATAGGTTCTCTCATTTCTATTGGGTCCAGAACCAACCATGACAACATGACTTTTTTCTTTGGTACATATAGAAGGGGAAGCAATAGAATAAACTTTTTCACTCATTCTTCTGCTACCCCCTTATTTTTAGATATCTTCTTTGTAGATCGCTAAGCCAATTGGATTGAAAGGCGTTGCTTTTGCTTGCGTCATAGGCGAAACAGGTGTGGTCGGTAATGTATAGCGGTATAATTGCGCCATTTCATAATAAGCGATAATTTCAGCATCATTTACCGGTGGTTCATTAAATGTAATGGTTTTATCATCGGAATTGTACACATATTCTTCCTTTGGTACCTCTATACAAGATCTTAGTAACTTTAAGGTATCGCCTTTAGGTTTATGTTCTAAGTGGAACACTTTACGCGCCCCGTCACCTTTTCCTAAAACTTCATTAGAAACTGTTTTTTCAATTTCTAATTCATCAGCTTGCTGGATGTTTTTCGGATGAACAGCATAGACATCATCTAATTTCCCCACATACCCATCATTAGGATGCACAATATACACTTGAGATAGATGATATTTACCACTATACACAGATGGATTAAAGCGTCCCTGGCCATTATCAACATCCATATTATGAGTAATGAAAGAGAGATAATGATGTTGGTACATAGAGCCTGTATAAGATTGTGCTAATTGCACCGTTTCATTACCGTTACTCGTACTTTCTCCGTAATCTATCGTTGTATTTCCGACCTTTTTATTTGCAGAATATACAAATTGGTCACCTGTGCGACAACCTGCTGCGATTATCATATTTCTTCGCGGAGCATTTTCAAATGTATACATTCGGCCGATATAAACAGGGACGAATAAAGCACGAACGGGAGCAGGTGTTGGATCTACACGCATAAACATTGCTATACGATCTCTATTGGCATTGCCGTACAGATAAACCACTGAATCTCGCTTCCAGTCTCTTGTGAAGCGTTGTTCGGGTGTAAAGCTGATTGGTGTATAGGGTGAAGGATTTGCGAAATTAAGCGCTGAATATACTTCACCCATAATGCTTAACATATCCTCTGTATCGAATGATGTTTTTGCCGTTAGTGTATCTATTGTTCCATCTGCTTTAGGTTCAACTGTATAGAATCCAGCCATTTTAATATTTTCTGTACTTGCAGGTGCCTTTTTAAACACAACTTTTGTTTCTGTAAATGTGTATTCTTCTGGCGGAATAATCACATCATTTTTATAAAAAATGGTACGAGACTCATCAAAATTAGGGAACGGATATTGGAACTCTGTTTTAGTTCCATTCCCATTCCCTAAATTACTTGCTTGATCCGCTAGTTTTAATTCTTTTTCAATAAAATACTGACTATAAGTAAAGAAAACCATGTCATTACTAGGTTCATAAGCATCACTAGCAAGTCGGCATTCATATGTGATTTTATCGTTCTTCGCTGGTGCATCAGTAAACTTGATTTCTCCAGTACGCGCATTCACTGTGTACCCTTTTTTATCTTTTGCGATACTATTTATGTAAATATTAAGCGAGCTTTCTGTTACTGGAAATACAGGCATTTGGAAGTCTTTCTTTGTACCGTCACCTATACCTAATTTTCCTAAGGGAGAATCAGCTGTAATGTATCGATTATCGGTAAAATCTGATAGATTCGTATCGTATGCAGTTGCTACTCCTAGTTTTCTACGTTCTCCATCACTTCCAGCCGCTTCAAATAAACGAACATCGATAAACTTACTAATCCCACTACGAATCCTGAAAAATAGTTTTCTATTCCATCCATTAGTGGTAAACATTTTTTCCAAGTCATTTGGTAATGTTTGCAAATACGTTGTTTTATCAAACCACATTTATATTCATCCGCCTTTATCTTGTTTTTTCGTAAATTCCTAATCCAGCTGGTCGATAAGCAGTAGCAGGTAACTTTGTAATTGGTGAAATTGCATCGACCGTAAAGAAACGATAAATGTCATGAGTATCTGGACAAGTATTTTGTCTTACTTTCAATTTATCTCCATTTAATAAACCTAAAGGAGATAGTAGAACGATATAAGGCATATAACCACGAACACCTTCTTCTGGATGAACAATATACGCTCGTGACGTATGGACTTTATTGCTGTAAACAGAAGGGTTAAATTGATATTTGTATTCATCATTTTCATGATTCTGCCACGCGTTCGGATACTGGCCACCTGTTGTACTTTTTCTATCTGGTGGCATCATGTTAGGTGGTACATTCCAAGCTAGATAATGTGCTTGATATCTTGCTCCAAAACGTGATCGCTTAATTATGATGTTATCAATACCGTTACCCGGGCTTTTAGGATACGATTTTGTTCTTGGCATATATTTTTTTACATCCCTAAATGGAGTTTTACTTTCAAAGTCATATTTATGCGAGTTCGCTTCTGGCCCTTCGTCATAAGCTGTTCCCGCCCATAGAGCATCAGCGATTGTGTCATCAGCTGCATAACTTTCTAATTTCCCCATATAAACAGGAATAACAGGAACAGAGTTATTATCAAATGCAGGTGTTTTGTCTGCTTGTATCAAAAGTACGACACGAGATTTATCTACTTGTCCTGTAATACGAACCATTGAATCTGGCCACCAATTCGAATCGGCATCTATATTTGTTAGTTTAGGATTTCGAAAAGAACACTTTACCCAAGGTGACATCATGAGTTGTGGAGCATCAGTGTATTCATAAGAGTAATTGTAATAAATTTCACCTGTACTCGGATTTTTGCTTGGAGTTTTTATTTCTTTAACATCGGATAATTCAACATCAATTATGGATTGGAATTCAGATCCGTCCTGAGCGCCCATAGGGATTAAACTGTTGTCTTGATAATTTGGAATTTTTTCTATCATGTATAGATACATACAAGAACGATCTTTATACCTTGGATTATTTTCTACGTAAGATCGAAATTCTGTTTCACCTTTCTCTATAGACAAATCAATATCTAATTTTGTTTTAGTTTCCCAAGCCGAGGTCTGCACGATTCCGTACATACCACCATCGGAATTTTGCAAAATAACGTGTTTTGCACACCAATATTTATACAATTTAGTAGTTTTACCTGAAATTGGTTGCTCTTTTTCTTTATAAATGTATTTATAAAAGATTTTGACTTTCTTCCACCCGTTTTCAGTCATTAAATTTATGAGTGAATCTTGAAATTCTGCTTCTGTAACGATTTTCTCAACGTATGCCATTTATTTCACACTCCTAATCTTTTAATAGTTGATAATTAAGCCACACAACTTTTTTCTCTGCAGATGCATTGTGATATTCGAACTTTAGCTCGGCATTAGCAGGTATAGGTTTTACAATAGAGAAATTAAACCCCTCCGGCACATCTTTTACATAAATGTCTTTAAACACTTGTTGGCCATTAATAAATAAATTCCAGTAGTCCGAATCACTGTAATGTGAAGCAGCAACAGAAAAAGCAATCATTTCTGTTTCGAATGGCAATGAAAACTTATCTACATGAATGTCATCATGAATACCAACTCTTTGCCCTTGTATGAATGGCTCTGTTTTTGTCGGGAAGTAAGGCGCGTCGAATCTTCCACCAGCCATATAATTAATTGCAAAACTCATAAGTACGCCTCCTTATCTTAAAAAGTGCAATTCAAACCAAACAGTTTTATCAAGAATTCCTTGGTTATGGAATCGGAATACAATTGTGTCTCCTGCTTTAACCGCTTTATAAACCATAAAGTGCATCCCTTCTGGAAGACGCTTTGTATAAATATCTTGGCAAACAGTTTGTCCATTCACGATTAAATCCCATTTATCATCTAATTCGTAAATGGAAGAACTAACACTAATTGCGTAAATCTCCATGTCTGCAGGTAATATATATTTCACTTCATCCGTTTTATATGATGTGGAATCCATAATGAATCCAGGTACGAATGGTTCTGTTTTTGTTGGATGAAAAGGTGGATCTAATCGACCACCGGCTAAATAGGTTGTTTCAAACAAGAGCAATCACCCTTTTTCTTGTATTAAAAAATTCCCGTGCATCATTACGACACATCGGGAATTGTTAAATCAGATAGTATACCGTTACCTTTATTAAGAAGTCTCGGCTGCACACGCTCTAATTGCTTTTGTGCATTGTATATTAATTGTATCTCCATTTCTTTTCCTGTTACTTTATGAGAGACAAGAACCTTTTCTAGCATGCTGTGTGCATTAAAAGCTAAATCATAGTGTAAATATTTATCTCCATCGACTGCAGATAAACGAGCACCATCACGAATAAGCGTATATCCTTCGGTCATGCCTTCTTTAAATACGTCATTTGGATCATTACCAGGTATTGGTTTTCCACCGCTGTAAAATTCCCTATCAATTAACCCTTTCATTAAATACATAATAGGATCATATAAGTTTTTTTGCATTATCATTGAATCACCCCTAATTTACCCTCGTAACAGACCAAGTTTTTGCTGGTCGTTGGATATAATAGTGATCTTTGTTTTGATTTACCCGAGGAAATGATAAATCTGGTAACGAACCATAATCAAACAAGATATTATTTTGCTTATCTAGTACTTGCAAACGTCCTGTAAGAATTCCTTTAGGGTTCCGAACTGCTTCAAATACGATAATATTCACGCCATATTCAAGCGGAATATCAACATACGTCGGATTATTTCGGATGAAATAATTTTCTTCGATTAATTTATCATTACAGTAAATATTTAATAAATCACCATCCTCTACATCCCAATCCCAAAGTTTTAAACGTAATGTATCTACATTTACTGTAATACCAGTTATATCTGTATATGGAGCTGGTTCATACCCATAGTTAACAGATAAATCTAAAGTTTGATAGAATCCATCATCAGCAGATATCATGGTATTAATTCCTTTAACAAAGTAGTTCCATTGTTGCCCAGAATCTCTATTGTAAACAGAAACCACATCGAATAATTGAATCCTAGGATCTCCAATGACCGCTACAGTTAATGTTCTGAACTTCTGGATTGCTTTTAAATGATAAGCTGCAGCAACCGCTCTTCTTGCAAAAAACGTTGTCGCCCAGGGAACTTCTATCATTTCCTCTCGTAAATCACCCTGCGATACATTTTTTAATAGAAACGAATTAAGAAATCCGTTTGCATAATCTCCACATTTAACAACAATGCTGTTACTTATATCCTGGTCAGTTAGCTGCATATCTAAAGAGATAAGGTTTTCGCCTTCTCTAAAACTAAACTTTGCAGGCTCATTAATTGCATAGTCTGGCATTTTCATAAATGTACAACTTCCATCTGGTTCATGTTTAATGTAGTGGAATGTTGTATCTATAATATCCCGTACAATTTCATCCCACTTTTGAAACCTCTTTCCAGTTGCCCCTTCAACAATCCAACTTTCATTGGTCCCAGGAATGTTTACCCTACTTCCGTGTAATGTAACTCCTGCTTTTTCAAGGAAGAATTTCACTACATCATACACATTTCCAGTCGGTGCAACAATTTCATCTGATCCCGGCGTTGGAATTACTGATTTTTGTAGAACCTTTTTATAAGATGTTGTGCAGGTAACTGATATTGTGCCGCTTTCGGCATTCACCTTTACGTCAGATACAAAACCATGTATATACGGTAAAGCTTCTTCACCATAACCGATAGAAACCTTAAACTCAGTCTGCGGATATAGTTGGTTTGTGTTTGTTACTTCACTGTTGTAAAACCATTCTTGAATGGAAGAAAACTTACCATACCAGTTATCAGGTGCCATTTGCCCATATTCATTAGCAAAGGTAATAGAAAATGTACTTGCGAACTGATCTGCGTTCTCCTGCACTTCCAGGCTCATTACACGATGTTGTATTTGTACATAAGAAGAAGATTCTCTTTTTTTCATATAAACAATTAAATTAGGAGCATTATTCCCCACTTGGAAATAGCTCCCCAACATTCTGATTAAAGAAATAGATCCTTCTCTCACATTCCATCAACTCCAATACCTGCTTGTGACATAGATATTAATTTACACTTTGCTATTACTAGCGTTCCTTTACGTATTGCATCAACTTCATTAGGCGGAATAATACCACCATAGGTACCGTAATCACCTGTAATAATATGAGGGCGATATATTTCACTCATGAACTCACGCCAATGACTGATATCATTGAATAAAGCAGTAAATTCTACTTCACATCCTTTATTACCAGTACTTTGGTAACGAGGATATCCATGCATAACATTGTAATTTTTTAATCCGTTTAAGGATTTAGGCATTTTCGTTTGTTCAATCATTGCAATTGTAGGTATAGGTCCATATGCATGATAATAAACATCACGCAAATAGGCTACGTCCGAAGAACCGTAACCGATTGTTGTAAATTCAATTGTTTGTGGCCCTGCACCAACAAAAATTTCTCTTGCTTCCCAGGCATAAGCACCTCTTGCTCTAAATTTTTCAATACCATTTACTCGAACAATAAAGTATTTATCTGGTAACATACCATCAGAACCAATAGGAACTTGGGACATAAAAGAAAAATTATATGTCCCAGGCCATGAAAAATTAATAGTATATTTAATTGTACTTTTTAATTCTGTAGCATCCCATAAGAGATGATATGAACCAGCTCTTCTATGCAATGTTTTTAATATACTCATACATTCCGCACCGCCATTCCCATTAGATCGTCAGCAACTACGTTTTGTAGTAATTTTCTCATTTTCACAAAATCCTCTGCGGTTTGCAATTTTTCAACAGCAACTTTGAATGTAGCATTTTGAATTGTAACACCTTTATCTGTTTTCTTTTCAACAGAAGAGTGCCCAGCAAATGGATGTGCAGCTTTTCCAATCATATCAGCAGAATGTGCCCCCATTTGTCCAATTCGGGTAGATACATCCGTTACTAGTTGCATCGGTTTCGGTGGAACAACCGCTTTATTTAACAATCCAGAAGCCTTGTCCACAGCCGGGATCATTTTTTCCATCCCTACTCCAAGACCTTCTGTAATATATCCGCCGTACTCCATCATTAGACGAGAAGGAGATTTTATACCAAAGAAATTTTTAATTGCTTTTGGTATTCCGTCTACAACGCCTTTAGCTTTATCAACAACCCAGCCAGCCATAGATGTCATACCTTTACCAATACCAGCAATAATATCTTTCCCCCAGCTTACAGCGTCGTTTGCTATCCCTTTAACTATAGAACCTACTTTACCGAATACATCCTTCACTGTATCAACAATACCGTCAAACGCTCCGACGATAGCTTTTTTAATTGTGGCAAAGGTACTTACTATGAAATCTTTAATAGCACCAACAACACTAAATATTGTGTTTTTTATCTTATTAAAGTTATCCACCACAAAGTTAACAAATGTCCGAACAGCAACTATTATTGTTTCTTTAATAAAATTCCATGCGGTTACAATAATAGACTTTACGATATCCATTACAGTCGTAATTGTGTTTTTTATAAAATGAAATGCTGTAACCACAAAATTCTTTATGGACTCTAATACAGTGATAAAAACCGTTTTAATTACGTTCCAAATCGTAGAAATAACCGTCTTTATTCCATTCATTACAGTTGTAATTATGCTATGAATTGCTTGAAACACACTACTTACAACTGATTTTAAGAAGTTTAATACAGTCGTAAAAATTACCTTTATTCCATTCCATACTGTAGAAATGACGGTTTTTATCCCATTCATCACAGTCGTAATTATGCTGCGAATTGCTTGAAATGCACCACTTATAAATGTTTTCAAAAAGTTTAGCACCGTCGTAAAAACTGTTTTTATAATATCCCAGCCAGTTTTAAAAATATTTTGCCATGTTTTAATAGCAGTAGAAATATAGCTTTTAATAAATTCTAAAGCAAACTTAACAACACTTTTTATTACGTTTAGCACTGTATTAAATATCGTTTTTATTAAATTCCAACCAATTTCAAATGTCTTTTTCCATATGTTGATATACATTGTAATTACAGTAGTAATTATTTTCCATGCCCCGCTAAGTATTTTATCTATAAACGAAACCGCAGATTGGAATACTTTTTTTGTTCCTTCCCAAAAACTTGAGAAAAACTTTGACAAGCTATCCCAAACTGACTTCGCAACTTTAACGATAGCATCCCAGGCTTTAGAACAAATATCACTGATCCACTGCACTGCTTGCTTTGTATATTTCACAATTGAATCCCAATTTTTATACAGCACATATACTAAAGCAACCATTGCAATTATTGCAAAACCCCATGGGCTTAATACTAATGAAAACATTGATTTTCCAAGACCAGTCAATATCTGTGCGAACTCACTAAAAACTTTAATTAGTTTTAAGGCATCTTTAATAATTGCCGTAATTGCACCCGGTATTTGCATTAATGTTTTAACTATATTTACAAGGCCACCAATGATTTCACTCGCCTTAGATATAAGACTAGAAACAGATTTGATTAACTCAACCGTTTGCTTCAACGATGGTATTACTATATTAGAAATCTTCACGACTTGTTGAGCGATAGGTTGAATAGTTCCAGCCAAACTCTTTGCATCTTTTTCAGTTAACCCAAGCATATCCTGTAGTTTTTTTTGAGAACCTTCCAAATCGGTAGCAAATTGTAAAGCTTTGCTATTGACTTGTTCTATCGGTTTTGTGACTTTATTTGAAATAGTGTCACCAAACGTTTGCATTTGCTTGCTAATATTCCCAAGAGAATCTGCTGATTTTTGGATTTTTTCTTGCATTGTATTAGAGGCTTTTTGCACTCTCTCTTCAAACTTTTCTACACCTTTATATGCCTGATCCGCTTTGTTACCAATCTTCCCAAAAACATTGGTCGCCCCGCTACCAAATTTTTGAATTTGGCCATTTATTTGATTAAGTACTTCTGCTGGTTTTTGAAATTTTTCTTGTATGCTCTTAGAAGCCTTTTGTAAACTTTCCTCAAACTTTGCTAAATCCTTATAAGCTTCATCTGCTTTAATTCCAATTGTACCGAACAACTGGAATACTTCTGTAAACATTCACTCCCCCCTTTCTAACTAGGAAGTTTTTTATTCCTTATCGTCTTCAAACTGAAACTCTGCAATCAGCTTATTTGCATGGTCGATACATTCCTCTTTGGACCAAACTTCCATAGTCTCATTTTCTTCCCCATCCGACCTAGATTCCGTAAGTCCAAAAGCTTGCAAATAGTCATGAAAAGTTGTTCCTTCTTCTAATTGCCTTGTTTGAAATCCGATAAAGGCCATCTTTTTCCATTCATTTAATTCTTCTTGCTGCTCTTCCTGACTAATAAAAGAAAATAAGTCCATTAAACGAGAATACGGTATGGATAAGACATAATCATCTGTCCATCCATACCGTTTTTGGACTTTATCAAAAGCCCTTAGCATATTTTGCTCTGTTTCTTCGATGTATTTATTAGAATCATTTTCTACATTTCTTGTTTGTTCCACTTGAGATTTTGAGATTTGATTAGACCCTTGACCTGATTGAAAAAAGACATTAAATCTTCACTTTCTAATAATCCTTCAATAACTGCTACCATAGCTTCTGGTGGTAACTGATCGAATTCTTCACGCTTAATCTGTAATAGACTAGAGAAAAATTCTGAAAACTCATCTTCACATTCCGGAATCATAGACAATAATTGAAAGACAAACTCTAAACCCTTTTCTTTTTGTTGTTTTTCAATTTCATTTAACTGTTCTTGTTGCTCTTCATTCATTTGGGCCAATTTGATTTTTTCATCGATTTCATTCTTTTCTTTCCCAAACTCCATAAAATCAGTCATTGCATGACGACCAACTTTAGAAATAATCTTAGTAAAACGCCAAACATCTTTTACATTTAAACGTCTCATCTTCATCTTCTGACCTGAAATTGTAATTTCTGTACTATTTTGCATCATTTTTTCTAGCATTGTTGTCATATTCAATATCTCCTTTTATAACCTAAAAATAAAACCTACAACTTATTTACTTGTTGTAGGTAATTTAGGTGCTTTTTTCTTTGGTAAATAAATTTCATAAGGGGGTGTATTAGGCGAACTTTCGCTATAATGACCAATAAATTTGCATTTAAGTCCTACAGTTCCTTTACCATCTTTTAAATCAATTTCTACAGAAGAAACAACCATTCCATTTCGGATAACAAAAATAACCGGAATATCACTTCCTGAAACTACACCTACTATTGCAATATCACTATAACTTGTGTCTTTAATTTCATTGGTTGGTTTTACAATGTTATAATCGTTATCAGTCGTACTATCTACATCTACGCCTGGTAGAGCTAACTCTAAATTCTCTTTCGTAAATTCTACAAGTGTAACCTCCATATGTGGTTCATCTTTTAATAGCCATTTTCCGCGAACTAGTTTTCCTAAAACACCATCAATATCAGCATCATAGTATTCTCTAGTAAACCCCACTTTACAGCCACCTGTAGTAGCTCCTAACATCTCACCTAGGTCTTTTACACTTTTAAAACCTTTATACATTACACCCGGTCCAATAACAAAATTATCAGTTGTACCCTCACGTACACCATTAATAAGCTTCCAACTCATTTTTTTCCCTCCTTAATATAATTCCATTCTTCCTACCCGTACAAGAAACTTAATACTAATATGAATAATTGATGGATCTTCATCCGGAACTGCAACACTGCCTGCTCGATGAATTGTAATAATACCAGAATCTCTTAACAATCCCGCTTCTCTGTCTAATAAATGTTCTATTCGCCTTGAAATTACATCCGCTTTTTCATAATCACCTTGGCCACAATATATATCAAAAGTGAGGATCATCCGATCAATTACCTCTATATCATCCGGATTATTAGATTCAATTCTCATTACCGCATAAGGCATTTTCATATCTTTTTGTGCAGTTTGAAATGTAAGAGCGGGCTCTCCTTCATATTTCGATAGATTACTTTGCACAATTGTATCTTTCTCAATAATATTTCTGATTGTTGCAATCGCTTTTGTCGTCATTGTTCTCCTCCCAATGTCCTTTTTAATTCCCCACGCTCTTTTTCAAACGTTTTTAAGAAAAAAGGTCGGGCTTCTACAGTACTTGTACCATTTTCGACATACACTGCTCTTTTTAATTGACTTCCAATCGTTCCTACTACTTCGGTATCTGTAATATGTAAGCCATATTTAATGGAATCTTGTAATTCTCCCGTTCTAGAAGCAAATGTCTCTCCTGGTTTTGAAGCAATATATGTGCGACTCGATCGTGGAATTTTATACTTCACACCATTGTGACTACCTGATACTGTTTGTTTCATTTCTCGTTGCAGTTGATTGCAAGCACTTATAATTCTTTCTACCATTATTTTATTAAGTTGTTCTTTAACCTGTTCTACATTACGTGTAACCATGAATTCCGATGTATTCGTCATTTTATTCCAACAACTCACAATACAATTCAATATGGTGATTTAAAAATGATGGATTTCTTGGTTCTCCTCTTACCTCAAATACATAATCATGAAAATAGATTACATCATTTGTATGGATGTTATGTTCTGCGGAAGTATAAATTTTAAAATTCGGCTCAAAATTTTGTTTATTTCTTTTTAACCTTTCATTATCTACCGCTGTGTGTGTTGTTACACGACACTTCATTCTTTCATAAATAATGACAGGCTCTTCTTTAAAATTTCCTGCCGGCTGCTTTACCTTTTGATTCCTTTTCACAGTTACTTCATGTATATATAATTCTTCCATATCTAATGTTCACAGCCTATTCTTTCATTCATAATGCTATTAAAGGGTTTCTACTTCGGTATTTTTTTAATACTTTTAAAACCTTTTTATTAACAGTTTCCTCATCTAGCGATTCAATATTTATTTCATATGAATAATCTCCAATATTTGCTGATTTTTTCATATTTTCATATTGTAGATTTGTTCGAATTACCGCATAACACGTCATATCGATGATGCATTTTTTCATTAAAGTCAAAAGTCCATCATAATCTTGTATTGTATACTCAAATTCATATAATTGATTCTCACTTAAACCATATACAGTGCAACCATCAGAAAAAACTGAATTGGTAACTTCTTCTCCAGAACCAATATGGATTACCTTGATCAAATTTTCTGCTCGAAAAGAAAGCCAAGCCAATTTACTTGTTCTAACTTTCTCTTTCATTGGGTTACTTGGCTTACTCCTCAAATAGTTTTTAGTAATCAATTCATATTGACTAATGAGCTCCTGGATTACCGTATCGGGCATTCGTTGAACATTCACCCTGTTCTTTATGTCCTGTACAGTAATTTCCATCCTTCCACCTCTTTTACTTCTCTTTCTTTTTAACCTCTATACTATCTATTAACTTAAAATGTCCTGTACTCAGTAAATAGTTTGCTTTCTCATTTGCAACCTTTTCCTTCACTCCGTTAAAAAAAGTATAGCCATACGCAGTATATGTACCGCCTAATTTCAATTCTATAATCTTCATATGCAAATTACCTTACTTAATTTCCAAATTTATCAGGTATATTAGTAAGAATTGCTACTGCGTCCATTTCTTGAATAACTGCATCATCATCCAAATGAATAACATAGAATCGCTTATCTTCCATAACAGCAGATTTACCTTCTACAGTCTTACGAACTCGCGTGTCATACGTATTTACCGCAATAAAGTTTTTAGGATCTGCAAAAATAATTACATCATCTTGAATAGAAGGGACTGTGACAATCTCATACCCCAACGGCTTATTAACTTGATCCCCTGTACCTAATAACGCAGCATCGCCTAAGCCAGTTGAACGAGTTGTTAAATATTCAATCCATTTCTCTCTACGAGCAGGTGACATAATCCACTTTAAACCTTCATTTTTATATTTATTAGGCATTGCCTTAGATAAATTAAAGATTGAGTCTTTACTAAACCCAGCGCTAGCTTCAGCATCTCCCGTTCCCGTCACTAATTTAAAATGATCGACAATATGAGATTTACTTGATTGTTTAATTTGTTTTAACCAGCCATCATTAATTTGTAGAAATGGGTCCTCTGAAGTTACATCCCCATTCCAATGCAAGTCTTCAAGGTCAATACCTAACTGTGTTGACATTAATGTCATAACAGTATCTTCATATCCTTCACCTTCGATATTTTCTCGAAGTAGCTCCTCTGTTATCTCCCATGGTAAACGAATAGAAACTGTATCATATTCAACTTTCGACGTTTCTACACCTGCTCGATAGCCATCATCACTATTTTCCATTTTCCTACGTAAAATTCGACCACCGATTGCAATTTTATCTAATTCACCTTTTTTCGCTTTACGAATCTCTTTGCGATGCGATTGAGAAAATGGAGTTGCATCAAATACCATTCGGAAAAATTCTTTACTTTGTTCCGGATATAATAGCCCCGCTTTCATTCCTCCTGTTGTCATTGTACTCTTTTCAATTCGTTCAATACGTGCTAATAATTCTTTATTATTCATAGATTCATTTCTCCTTATCTTTATAGATCTAATCCTACCCATTTATTTACTGGTTTTCTCATCTCGTTTGTTGGTTTGGCATCAGCCCCAAGACTTTTACGAACTTGTGCTGATCGCTCAATTACTTCAAGTCTCTTTGAAATGGGGTCTATTACCTTCTGAATAAATTCACTGGTCTTTTTAGATTCTCTGTCATTTTCTAATTCATTAGTATCATGAGTTGATTCAAGTTCTTTATTTAACTGTTCTTCCAACTCCTGTAACCTCTCGAGAAAAGGACCCATTTCTCTCTTTACAATGTCTGCAATTTCATCTACATTTTGATCTGCGTTTTTTTGTAACTTATTTTCTTTAATTTGGTTCATCAAAGAAATCATTTCATCAAATTTTTTATCATTTTTCTTATATAAGATTTTGCCTACTTCATTTACGGAATTAATGGTAATATCTTCCGGCGAGAAATCTGTATCACCACCCTTCATTGTATTTAAAATGTCCTTCATTTCATCTAAGGTGGAAACCATCCGCTTAATATCTACATTTCCCTCCCAAATCCCAACATAAAATACATCTTCAAATAAATTAAATACCTTTTGCATCTTAGAGTTTTGTTTATTATTTAATGACTGATTATCCATCTCCTGAGTTTGTTCCTCGTCATACTGTGACTTAAAAAAACTAAACATCTTACGAATTACACCTTTCTCATCTTGTGTAAACTCATCCATTTGTGGCATCTCCATTCTTTCTCCAACCCCTCCCATCGAAAAGCCTGTGATTTTCCCTTTTTTGATTTCTTTCCATGTTTCACTATCGTCTACTCGAACAGTCATAAGCCATGTTCCTTTTTTAATATTTTGTTTTCCAACAACCGTATTATTTTTAGAAATCCAGCTTTCTACTACTGTTCCTTTTCCTGCCAACTCGTCATGGTTTTTATCTATGTATCTATATTTCTCTAAAAAATTATAAGCCGCTCTTTCAATTTCCTCAGCCGTCATGATATCACCATGTGCATCTTCTATATTGGGTTCATAAACAACCCCTGTTACAAGTTGTTTTTCATCTTCCCTCTTTAAAATAGGAACATTTTTCAAAACATTAGAGCCATTCATGTTCATACCCTTCATAATTGCAAAAGGCCTACCATTAGCCCCCTTTGTTACTAATGAAACATAACTAATTTCTACATTTTTCAATTCATTTGGCATAATATATTCCTACTTTCTAGCAAGACTACTAAATCGAATTTGAATCTTCATTTAAAAACTTATCTCCTTCTAGAACTGGTTCGTATCCAATGACCTTTCGGCATTCATTTCTTGTTAATATACTCTTTTCGTATCCATCTATTGCATATTGCATATCACTCGCTCGATCATCTGTATCAATTTCATTTAATTGAAACTGCCAGTCCAATTCCCCTAATGTTCCTGTAAACTCTTTAAATAATTGTGTATTTAATCGATGTTCTAAAATTTGTTGACCCGGTTCAATAATTGATCTTTTATACATTTCATTCATTTCTTTTGCTGTCGTCTGCCCAAGTGATCCTGTCATAGCCCAACCAATTCTATATGGTGGCACCCGATGAGCTACACAAATTTCCATAGCATTATCTTGACGATATAAACGAAAGCTCGCTTCTTTGACATCAGGCCCTAATTTCTCTAAACGAGCTTTTGCTCCTTCAGGGACAGGAACAACTGCTAACTTATGATGTTCTCCTTTTGTTTCAACAGAGAAAAATGTTTTTAATTCTCTTTCAACTGAATCATCTATTTCATCAACACCCTCAACAAACAAAACAGCATCTGGAATTGTTTTACCAGTGAAATAATTAATATTGTAATCTCTTACAGCTTGTGATCCTACAATGGAACCAATAGAACTCACATAATCGGGAATACCATAGTATGATGATCTAGAACCAAATTTACGAATTACAATAACTTCACCAGCTTTTTCTTCAGTGTCTAATAATGAGTTTTCATCTAAGCTATCACTAATCGTTTCTCCATCTACTAACCTAAAATCATAAGGATAACTAAATCGTTTAAACCATCTCTCCTCATTATTTACAATTTGCGCAAATCGAATCTTATCTTTATGCGCACGTACCGTATGTGCTGGAATATGGTGAAGCTGAGCTGGTTCTCCTTTCAAATTACGAACAACCTCTATAATTCCCCAACCTACAGTTTCATAATCCTCCCAAACTGCCCTAAGTATTTCGCTACTTGTCATTTCATTGTTGCAATATCTCATAAAACGCTTTAATTCTTTATATTGTTCTTGATTTGCCTCTGTCACTTCATCTAGCGGTGCAAAATCAAACCCCATACCAGCAATATCATTTACTTTTGCACTAATACATGCCGAGTGAATAGGGTTACTTTCTCTCAAATTTAATAATACTTGCATATCATATGGAGGCTTTACTAGTTCTTTATCACCGTACACTTGTGCAAATGGATCAATTGCCATTTGTTTACTTTGAAGTTCCTCCTTACGTAAAGTCATCTCACGACTTTGTAATTTAAGTACTTTCACATTCTTAATTGCTTTTTTCTCAACCATAAAACCTATGCCTCCTTTCATATACAAATCATTTATTCAATGTTTTTCATAAAAACTTTACCAATATAAAAAAGCTGAACATGTAATGTTCAGCTAAACTCTTTTTATTTTTCCACCCATTACTTTTTTTTGCTTAGTAAAAAAGTATTCTAAGGCTTGTGACGTTGTATCTACTTGATCATTATGTTTACCAGATGGGAAAGAAGCTAATTCATCTACATAATCATATACCCAAGATTGTATTTTAGGATTAGGTATATATACATTTCCAGATTGAAATTCAGGGGATATCGCCTCAGCACGTGTTTCTTTTGAACCCTGTGGATTTATAGGAATGATTCCACTTATTTCATTCTTTAATGAACTAATAATGGCAGGGCCATTTGCTTTTTTTTCAACTAATTTCGGAATGGACTTTTTAAACCCAGAATTCCGAAGAATCGACTCATATTTATGATGAAAAACAACAAATGCTTTCTTTGTTTCTAGGAAATTCATTTGCGCCCTCACTTGATCAATTAAATATTTGTCTCCATCTACTTTTCCCCAAATCTGTCCAACCACAAATGAACTTTTATTTGTAGTGTTATCAAAAGCCATATCCCAGGAAGTAATAATTTGATCAAATTGTTCCCAATTTGGTAATACATCATAATATTGAAACCAGTTCCTTTTAAAAATATTCCCTATATCACTTGATGGTTTTTGTTGCCATAAAGATAACCATGAGCGTGCAGAGGAAAACTTCTTTTTATCTTCATAATAATTTTGGCCATAGTGTTCAACCCATAAGCCTCTTCCTATTACTCTGTTTAATGGATCATCCTTTGACTCTGCTATAGCAGGAATTGATAACACAGTCCATTTCTCCTGTTCTTTCTCTAACAATCTACCAGCTAAATCGTCCTCATGCCATCGCGTCAAAATTAGAATTACCTTTGCACCTTTTTGTAAACGTGTAGATAAAGTATCTTCCCATTCATCCCATAGCCGATTTCGGTATGTAATTGATTCGGCCTCTTGGCGATTTTTAATAGGGTCATCAATAATTAATAAATCTGCTCCTTCCCCTGTAATCGAACCACCAACTCCTACAGACAACATTCCACCAGAGTGGTTATGTAGTGCCCAATCTGTTACTGAACCTTGTCGTTCATCAATTCTAATGTTAAATATTTCTTTACCAAACTCTTCAATCTTAGCACGATTTCTTCTACCAAACTTTTCAGCTAAACTTGATGCATAAGATACCTCTATAACTCTCTTATTTGGATACTTTCCTAAATACCAACTTGGCAATGTTTCTGTTATAGACTGTGATTTTGAATGCCTAGGTGGCATAAACACCATTAATCTATTAGTCGATAATTTCTCTTCAATTAAATCCTGGCAAATCTTTGTTATTAATTTTGTGTGTTTTGCATGTTTATAGAATCCCTTATGTGTATACTGAACATAGAAAGGGGTAGTTCACTTTTGCCAATTCTTTAAATGTATTTTCATCTATTAACTTATGCACATTCATCCGTGTCATGATTGTAATTCTCCTCCTTGAACTTTTTCAAATAATTTCATAGCTAAATCAAGCATTTCCTCATCACACCCAATTTTCATGGCCATTTTATTATGCTCTACTTTCATTTCTCCTGAATGATTTACGTTTGCTTGCAATTGATCTTTCCTTCCCCATTTAGTTGGGAATTTTCTTTCTAATCTCCATGCTGCCGCTTTCCAATTAGATTTTGCATGCTCCCCGATTGTCTCAACGTCTCTCGCCTCACTAAATGCTAATGCCTGATCAATTTCCATGACTAACTTCACATAAATCTTCTCTTTTCTCGGTACTACTTCACCTGTCTTTTCACTCGTTTCAATTGCTCTACGCCCTTGTTTTAACCAAACATAAACTATACTTCTACTAATTCCAACTAACGCACATGCAGTTTCAATATAATTCCCTACTTTAATATATTGGGTCAACCTATTTATCAGCTCATCATTCAATTTCATTGGTCGCGCCACTAGCAGTCCCTCCCGTTTTAACTCATCATTTGTACTTCTTTTTCTAAACACTCAATACATATTGTTGTTATATTGTCGTCAACTACCTCACGAATTAACATTTGTTCACAATACTGAATTGTGATTGGAAATTTCAAAACCCACAAACATTTTTCAAGGCAAATTGAACATATTGGCATTGTATCTATATCCTGTTCTAACATCTAATCGCATCCTTCTGTAGTTTTTCATGTACTACTGGCTATTCTGTAGTAAATAAAAAGATGCCGTTATTTTTAACGTATTCCCCAAAAGAATTCTCCTTCCTCAAGCGTGTGAAGGGCGTAGCCCAACGATAGGTGGGAGATGAATTTCGGTTTGGCATAGCCAAAAACTTTTGATAAACTAGCTATATGAAGTTCTTTGATAACTTGATATAGAAGGTTGCAGGAAGAAAATAGAGTGTGAAAACCAAGCCATCCGGTTCCTGCGTAAAATATCAACCGTACCAAAAGAGCATCCATGCGTTGGACATCTAGGGGTGGAACACCCCGAAGTAACGCTCAGGGAGACGAAAGGTTACTTTCGTCGTGGAACTGAGAAGCTCCCACTTCAAGCTTTGCTCAGTGGCGAGTAGTTCACATTTCATTTAAACTTATATTATTACTTTCTATTTATAGGTGGCACTATGGTGACAAGAATGTGTTTATAAATAAGAAAAAGCCTTAACTACTTTCGCAGAAAAGACTTTTTCTTACTTGTTTAGCAATTTTTATTTCAGATCTATATAGAATCGTTTTAATTGTACTTCTTGAAACATTCAAATATTTAGCGATTTTCTCTTGTGTAATTCCCCTTCCTCTTGACATGATATATATTTCTCTTTCATATTTTGTCAAAGTAGAGAGCGCATCTTCTAGTTTTATTCTTTCCCATTCTGAAATGACACTTTCCTTGTTTTCATCATCCCATTCATATGTTGTATCAGTACTACGAAAATACCTTTGCATTAACAAGGAATCATAAGATTTTTCTCGTTGGTAAGCAGCTCTACGTTCTATTCCCCTGCGATTACCCGGCATCTTTGCATTCTTCATCCACTCCAAAGCATATGTGACATCACTAATCATACTTGTTAATATTTTAATCTCTTCTTCTTTTGCACTTGTTTTAGCACGCTCTAACTTACATAACGTTTCCTTATATTGGATAATTAAATCTCGCATATACTATTCCCACCCTTATAACAAAGCAAAATTGTTAAAAATAGAGACCATCTAAATCTACATTTAATTTCCATTTATTTTTTCTCACCAAAAACTAAAATTATTTTAAAAAATCTTCCTTAATACTATTTATCATTGCTACTTTGTACTTATATGATATATGTATATAACGATTCGTTTTTATCTCTTTTTCATCATTTTTTTACATAAAAATAACCACCTGCTTGTTTACACAGGTGGTTATAATCCATATTAAAAACTTATTCATTATTAGTAATCTTTACACTCCTCAACCTCAATCCCTAATGCATATGCATAGTTGTAAAAAGCAGTATTTCTTTTTCTATAATAATCTCCCTCGGATAAATTCAACTCTTTCATAACCTCATATCTATTAACTCGATTCTTTAACAAATATTTTTGAATAATTATTCTATCACTTTCAATATCTAGCTTTTCTAACCCTTTGTTCATCGCAATAATATAATTGATCCGCTCTTCTTTCGCATTCTCTTTTAATATATTTTCATTCGAGAGTATCGTTTCGTTAAGATAATTACACTTCATAAATAATCTGTATTTCTTTATAGCTTTCAGTACATTTTCTTTTGTAGCTTCTTTATTTAATACTGGTAATTCTATATTTAACATGTTAAGCCCCTTTCTTATCATTTATCCTTAACCATAATTTAAATTTCATATATTAATTTGCTACTAAGGCTTACATTCTTTATGTATTATTTCATATATTGTATTGCTAACATTTATTTTCTTATCCTTATGATTTTTGATTAATTTTATTAACTCATCACTATTTAATTCGTACAATTGTTTATCCTTATATTTGTAAATTCCATTTTCAATAAGTTGATTAATTAAAAATAACTTCATCTTGCCACACCACCATATCTTCAACGAAAAATTGAATCTCAATATCTTTTGAATTATAATAACAAATTGCGCCCCCATTAATTGGAACACATCCTACTACAATTTGAGATTCACTTCCACTTTTTACAATAGCCACTTTATACAATTTATTATCTCTTTCAATTACATCACCGAGTCTAAACTCATCTATTTTACGTCCTTTGATAGCGAATAATTTTGCCCGTTCAAATAATAAGTTTTCACTTTTTTCAGCTTTCCTAATTTTTAATTTCGTACGCTTTTCAAAATGACCATAATTATTAGAGAACTCCTCTCCATTAATCCAGAACCAACTACCATGCTTTATTTCTTTTTCATTTTCTTTACAATATTCAGCGATAAATTTTTCACTATTTTCATTTTCAATATACAATAGTTCTCCTTTTCGAATAGTTTCTCTACAATCTATAAATTCGTTCTCAAAAAAGAAATTAATTTGTTGATAGCTTTCTTTTTTACCTAAATAATCAGCAATCACTCTTTCACCTTCTATTTTCCAACACATCGGTGTCTCTTGTACTGTTGTAATCCAATTTGTTTTCATTCGTTTAATTGCTTCAAATCCTTTATATGTTCTCATTTTCAAGATACCTCCATTTAATTATTTAAAACATATTAAATAAACTTAAAAACTGCTTTCAATGTACATACGTGTAATTTCTGATCAAATGCTCTTTCCATTCCTCATATTCTTTCTTTACTTCCGAATCACTTCACTTGCTTGCTAATTAAAAGAACCGATTCATACAGTACAAATTTCTTGAATAATATGTTTTCATGTGCATCTATATTTCCTACACAATATATATTCTTTTCTTAAAAAGGTAATTTTCTCTTACGCTTATCTCTTGTTTTTTTAAATTCTATGTGTCGATATGTATTAAACATACGAGATGTAACTCTTTCATCGTACGCTTTTATAATTGCCTCACCTGTTAAATTCGTTGTAATAATTGTTTTTTTCCCTTGTCGTCCATCAAATAGTTTAAATAACACACGATTTACAAATGCTGTTGCTTTTAAATCATTAATATCCATATCCCCTAGCTCTGCTCCTAGATCATCAATGACTAATAAATCCATAGAAATTAGCATATTTGTTATGCTATGCTCTGTTTCACATGATTGCGTATTAAATGTCGAACGTATGTAATCAAAGAGTTCTGAACTTGTAACATACATAACTTTATTCGAACTTTGTTCATTCATTTCATGCGCTATAGAGTATGCAATATGACTTTTTCCAGCTCCAACTTTACCCACGAGAATCAAATTAAATCGAATATCATTTAAATAGTCTGTAAGAGCCTTTTTAGCTAAAATTAAATTGTTTTCATCCTCTTCACACTCTGATATAAATGTCGAAAATCTAGCTAATTTAATAGTTTCATCTTTAATAAGACTATGATCGTAAAATATACTTTTACGTTTTCTTTCCTCTTTTTCATAACGAAAAACATTCATTTCTTTTTCTAACCTTCTATTTTCTTCTTCTAAACGACATACTGGACAAATCGTTTCACCCTGAATCTCCATCAATCTTACCATTCGCTTTCTCTCCTGCTTACATATCAGACATGTATCAGAAAGGAAGTTCATTCTCTTCGAAAGACTTTGTACTATATCTGTTACCTTTGTTAAAGCCATTTGATTTCACCATCTTTCTCTGTTGCAAATATCCCTCAAATTTAGTTCCAAATAAGGTTTCTGGTCTTAAATATTTTGCTTGTTCTGTATAAAGCCATTCTTTCGCCTTCGTCTCAATAACTTCTTTAAATTCATTTATATTAAATCCCTCTTGTAGTCTAGATTTAATTAACATTTGCGTCTTTTTAGTTGAAATACGATAACTTGTATTACATACACTGTTGAGATAATTAATTATCTCTACTATATCTTTTTGAGTGGTATTCTCTGTGTTAATCTTTTGTGTAGTCTCTGGTATTGGTTGAGACATATTATCATTTTCCATCATGACAATATGTTCTTTTCGTTGAGACAATTTGTCACAATCGTTATCTATTTCTAATTCAACTAGTCTGTTATAATTTATTGAATACCATTTTGTTTTATCAAACTTTAATTTGTTATAGTTACCACTTATCAATAAGTTAAACTCTTCAAGATTTTTAACAATACGTTTCAACGTTCTTTCATTCCAAAACGGGAATTGTTTATGCCAATTTGTAATGCTATTATAGACCCAATAACGATCATCATAATAATGTTTCGAGCGCTTGAGCCAATAATGTATTTGTTGAAGAAAAATTGCCTCGTTCAACCCAATCTTACTTGCTAATCGAGGTAATACTAATAGTGGCTCATCCTGTATTAGCAAACTACTCATTTTATCTTCCTCCATAACTTTTTCTTAAAATCAATATATTAAAGGTTTGATTCTCCAAAACTTTTAAATTTCCCAACCTATTAATATTTGTATAGCCTGATTAGCTTGCTTCCTTGTAAGATCACTCAGTGATTGAATTTTAAGTTTTTCTTTTAATTTATTTTTGATTTTTTCTTTTGATATTACTCCATCATCTTTCAATGCTATTATATGCATTTTGGCATAAATCATTTTTAACTGTTTATTCGAAAGTTTTTCCGATTCAAAACAACTAGTATTACTAAATTCTTCATTTTCATTAGTACTCTTGCTGACATATCCTGGTTTTTTTGTCACTTTAAAAACCATGTTTAATCCTCCTCCCTACAATAGACTTTCCTATAAGATTTGTTTTTTAAGACGATAGTCTTTCTTTTCTTACACCTCATTCTCTGTTAGCCAATTTAATAAAAATGCCTTCGTTTCTTTAGCCGTAAAATACCATTTTCCGCCCACTTTAAATTTTTGAAAACGCTGATCAAAAAAAGAATTCTTTTTGAATAGTCTTTCACGACATGCACGTTCTTTTTTTTAATTCACTTGTATCCCAAAATACAAATTCTGCATCTACTTCTTTAAGCTATTCTTCTAATTTTTCTAAATATAATCTTCTGATCGCTCTTTCATCTACTTGAATATTTAGCATTCTATATTTCACATCAATTTTTATATACCAAATACACTTTAGCGTTTCATTTTTTGAATCTCTTTCCTTCTTTTCTAATTTAAAACCTATATATAAAGTAAATTTAATAGTAGGATTGTTAGATATTTTGTTTAAAATAACCCCAAAAACATCCTATAATCCAGATATAAATACGTGCATTTTTGTCACAAATTATTTAAAAAAAGATCTGGGAACAACTCTTCTATAGATTTCTCTAAATAGCACGATAACATATGTGCCTCTTTCAGAGTGAATTCACTTTTATTATGTTCTTTTGCCCAATATGTACGTGGAGAAACATTAAGAAAATCAGCAACTTCTTCAATAGTTTTTCTCTTTAATTTTCTTTCTAAAAATATCATCTTGTGCATTTTTGTCACCTCTTTTCAAATTCAAATATAGTACTACGTGACAAAACAGTCAAGTATTTTTTTACCAAATAACGAAGAAAGTTGCATTTTTGTCACACCAATTATATAATCAATCAAGACGGAGGTGACAAAAAGTCATGAAATCATTCGGTTTAAAATTATCTCAATTAATGAAGAAAAATAATATGACAGACGAACAATTAGCTGAATTATTATCTGTTAGTAGAACTACTGTTTTACGGTGGAGAAATGGTGAAAGAAGCCCTAAAATGTCAAAAATATCACAAATCGCTAAGATGTTAAATGTCCCTGCAACCTACTTTATTGATGAAAATGAATCCTATTGTCCTGAAGATCACGCAATTACCAAACGGAATATTCCCATCTATGGTACAATCGCAGCTGGTAAACCAATTGAAGCTATAGAAAATGTAATTGGTGATATACAGGTACCTGATATCATTTTAGATAAATATGGATTTGAAAAACTATTAGCACTTCGTATAAACGGAGACAGTATGAATAGAATTGTACATGATGGACATATAGCTGTACTTGAGAGGACAACAAATATAAATAATGGCGACATAGCCGCTGTACTCATCAACGGATATGACGCCACTTTAAAAAGAATTTACAAAACCAATAATAGAATTATACTTGAACCAGATTCTTTTAATCCTAGTATACATCCATTAATGTTTGATTGTACAGATATAGAAAATTGTCCAGAAATAAAAGTAGTTGGAAAATACATTTGGAGTTGTGCACCAATTCAATAA